CGAACGCCAGGTATGGGAGCTGCGAGTGGTGGAGGAGGTGCCCCGAGTCGAGGTGGCCCAGATCCTGAATATTTCGGTGAGCGCGGTGGGAGAACTCAAGCGCCGCGCCATAGCTCACCTGCAGGCATTGGTAGCCCAGCAGGATGCCGGCTTGCAGGTGGGCTATGGCGCGGCGCTGGCTCCAGTGCCGGCAGCCTGCCAGCAATTGCAGCTCTCATTGCTGCCTGGCTAGCGGCTTGGCTAGCCAGGCCCGATTCACGTGCCGGACCTGGCTCCGGTATCGAGCCCTGCGGCGGCCAGAGCCGGCGGCCAGAGCCAGGGCCCGATTTCGCAGCGACAGCCGGGCAGGTCGATGCCAGCTCCAAAAGCAGCTGGCGCAATACAAAATCCACAACACCATGATTGCCGCAGTGACCTGCACCTGACTTGCGCATTGGCAGGGCCAGGCTAGGGAACCCGGTAGCCCCTGGCCAGAAATCGAACGGCTGACCGTGGTTTATTGGCCAACAAAGCCATCCAAAACCCTGAGCAGCCCCCATTGGCGTCCACCACCAAGAACGGCCAGGCCAAACATTGCGTTTCGTAAATGAATTTGACCCCACGCCTCGGGGTTGCGTTACGGGCGTGTTACCATTTATTCACCGGGGCTGAGGAGCCCCACCACCAACAAAAGAAATGACCAGTTCCCTCGCCACAAGTTTCCTCGCCACAATTGAAGCCGCTGCGGTCTCTGTCGAGACAGCGGCCAGGGCTTCTGCCCCTCACCTGCAAACGGTTGCCCGCGCCGATTGGGGCCAGCACCTGAAGGCCGCGGCCGAGCGCACCCTGCCGGTGATCGCCGCCATCTGGCTGGCCGTCGAGCTCGCCGGTGCCCTCGTGCTGGGCACATGGCAGGCAGGCCGCGCCACCCGCCTGGCGGTGGAGGCCGTCAACAACTGGATGGCCGCCATCGCCGGGGATCTGGCCGATCCCACCCGGCACCAGCAGGATGCTGATGTGCCAAGGGCTGAGCAGCCAGCCGAACAGCCAGCCGAACAGCAGCCAACCGCACCAGTGGCGCCCACAGCCCCAGCAGCCCCCCATCTGCCGGTGTTGGCCCCTGCCCCCCGCCGCCGTGTCTCACTGGCCGGCTGGCTCCAGGCCGATGGCTGGGATGACGACGCCGTGGCCGACCTGGTGCGCCGCCGCCCGTACCCCCAGGGCATGGCGGCCTGATCCCGAAGGGGCCCCTGATTCAGGGGCCCCAACACCACAGATCAATGGCTTCAGCTGTGCCCCTCCGCATGATTGACACCTTCAGCGGCATTGGAGGCTTCAGCCTCGCCGCTCGCTGGCTGGATAGTTCTGGCCTTTTGGCGACATCTGGATCGCATGACGCCAGCGGCCTGGGAAGCGGCCGGGGAAGCGGCCTGGGAAGCGGCCGGGGCAGCGGCCGGGGCTTCCCTTGAGATTCAAGGCGCCGTTTTTATGCGTGCAAACAATCAGCCGTTTTATTTTTTGCCGCTATTTGGGTTTTCAGATCCAGAGGCTGTCATCGCCGCTACCGTGAATCCCACAACAGCTAAATCATTGTAATCCAGCTGTTCATTAGCGGCCGTATCCTGGCGCCGGCATGCCCGGCCATGGCCAGGGCCATTACCGCGTCATCGTGGTGACCTGGGGCGGCTTTGCGGTCGCCCGTTTCTGTTTGGCGAAAATTGCGCATCTGCTGGCCCACGTAGCTGTTGGGGGGAATCGTGAGCTCGCCCTGCTCTAGCAGCAGCACCAGCCGATCGCTCATCATGATTTTGCTGGGGCCGGATGTGTAAACCTCTTCCAGTTCGGTGCCTGGCCGCAGCAGACACAGAGCCTCCCCAACTGCTGCCCCAACCCCGTTTTTTTCCACCACCACCAGAGTGGGCTGATATTCATCAATTAGCCTGGCGCAGCGCTGCAGTCCGTAATCCCGGCTGCAGCCGGCTTCGTTGAACCCGGCCACCACCCGCCAGGGGCTCTCGGATACATCAAGCACCAGACCGCAGAAGGCATCGTTGCCGCCGCCGTTTGGATCAATGCCGAGCACATAGTTATGGCCCCAGGTAGGTGCATCCCAGCCCCCTGCAGCCTCCGCCAGCTCGATCAGATCGTGAGCGTATATTTCGTAGTCAGATGCGGTGAAGTCGAGTTCGTATTCACTGCGATATTTTTGCTCAGTTAATTGGCGGGCTCGCTTTGTTTTTGCTGCAAAATCTGGATCCTGACTATATACTGGGTGCTGGGAATAATGAATGCAAACTTTGGCGTATTGATTGTCGGGAGAGATGCGCAGCCTAGGGATGCCATTAACCCCCATGGGCGTGGGATCCACCACCACCTCACCGTGGTCTTCGTGCCAATGGTCTGAGAAGGTGCCGCTGCGGCCATTTGGCGTGGTAATCCATAGATGGCGGGCCATGTCGCCCAGCATCGACGTGGATGGCAATGCGCCCTGCTCAATGCCGGACAATTTGGTGATAAAGGCCGCTTCGTCAAACAGGATTGAGGCGGCAGACGGGATTCCCCTGGCGGCTCGCTCGGTGGGCGGCAAAAAATGCAACGCGCCAAAGCCGGCAAAGACGAGCTTCCTGGCTGATTCCTTGGCAAACTTCGGGCACCGATCGCGAAGTGAAGCCGCCTGCCCCTTGATGCGGCCCGCCAGCTCGCTGGCGTCATCGCCGGTCTTGCTGAACACCACCCCAGTCCAGGCCGGCCGGCGGCAGGCTTGACACAACTTGTAGCTGATCACTGTCTCGGAGATCCCTGTCTGCCGGCTCTTCAAAACGTAAACATTTTGCACCTTGCGATGTATTTTTATCAGCTCCCGCTGAGCAGCAAACGGTATAAAAGGGATGTACTTGCCGCCAGAGGCAATCTGGGTTTGCGCCGCAAAATCTGGCCACTTCCCAGGCAGCGAATCCCATGGGTTGGCCTTGGCCGGGCCACCAATCAGCGGATCCGGTGAATACCAATCAACGATACTGGGCGGTCGGACAATTAGCGATACCATCGCTAATCAAAATCCTCATCCGGGTCGATAACAGCTGCCTCTCGGCTCTGCTGGTTGGCCGCAACAGCGTCATCCGGGGCCCGCTCCACAAACAGGTTTGCCTGCGCCACACAGGCTTGAATCATGGCGCTGGGATTATTCGCCGCCCTGGCAACTTTATAGCTATTTTCCAAGCGGTAATACACAATCAGCGCTATGCGCCGCTTGTCGATGCAGGTAAGCGCTTCTTCAAGGGATTCATACATCTCCTTGATATATTTACTAGCAGTGCGGCGCGGCATTGCCCACTTCTTTTCGCAATGATTACGCAATTCCAGCGGGCTGTAGCCATTTCTGCAGAGTGTCTGCAGCTCCCGTATTCTGAATATTTTTTCTAACTTTGTTGGCTGGTTTTTTTTGCCTGATTTCTTTGAGCCGTCACCCCCCGCAGGTTTTGGCGCAGGGAGTCTGCTCACGAATCAATGGCGATTCACCAGGGTAGGCAACACGGCATCAATGCGCCAATGCGTCACGGCTGCATGGGGCGGCTACCGGTGATGTTCAGCTGGTGGCTGGTGGTGGGGACTTGGCTTTTTGGGCCCTGGCGGTGCTGGCCAGGGCGCTTATTTAGCTGGCGCATGATCCTCACCTCACTGGCCACGTTGGCCCAGTCGATCGCGGGGGGTGCGGCCTGGCCCTGGGCTTCCGCTGGTGTGCCGTTGCTGCCAGCTGTGGGCATGGTTTTAGCCGCTATGCCCCAGTTTGCGGCTTGTCAGAGGCTGTTGCCTTGGCCTTGGCCTTCACTCCACCGGCAGCTTGCGCGATTACTGCGTGGATCCCCCTGAGATAGATCTCGTCAGCGGAACCCCCCTCGCTGTTGCAGGCCGTATAGAAAACTGCCTGCAGTTCGCGGTCAAGACCTGTGATGTGGCCGCATCTAGCCGGCAGCGCTGGCTGCCGGCTAGACGCGGCCACGGCGGCTTGCAGGTCAGCCACCTGGTCGGCGCGTTCGGCATCGGCGTCGGCGTCGGCGGCCCAGTTGGCGGCCCAGTTGGCGGCGTCAACGGCGGCGGCGGCCAGGTTGGCGGCACAGTTGGCCCAGGTGGCGGCATAGTTGGCCCAGGTGGTGGCGTCGGCGTCGTCGGCGGCGGCGGCGGCGGCGTTGGCGTCGGCGTTGGCGGCTGACAGCTCAGCCGTCACATCCTCCCCCGCGAGGCGCCGCTGCAGCAGTCCCCGCACGATGGCAGGGTGCGGGCTGTTGGAGCGCTTCTCCAGACGCTGGAGCAGTGGAACCAGAAATAGATCTCGACACCGATCCCAGTCGATTGCCGCACCATCCGGCGCCATGATAACTGGAGCGTTCAGGTCACGTTCTAACTTTGTGAACCAGACGGGTTTAGTCATTGTAAAAACAAAAAGTGAGGGTTAACAATCTGGTAATCTGGCAATGATTACAAATAGGGTCAGCGGCGGATGCAGGGGTTCTGAGTGGCATCGGCCTTGGCCTTGGCCTTGGCCTTGGCCTTGGCGACTCTGGCGGCTCGCTCCGCCCGGCCTTCTGTGGTTTGGCTTTGCCAACAAAGGCGGCAGAAAGGGCCTTTGGCGCCGGTGTGCCGCTTCCCGCAGCTCTGGCAGGTGGGCCGATCCCGCAACGGCCCCAGCCCCTTCTGACGATCGCGCCACCGCTGCATCCTGGCCGCGGCCGTGGGGTCAGTGGTCACCAGTAACCGAGAAAAAAATTAAAAGCCAGGATGACAGCGGACGGCCATTATGTAATCCGCCATATATCGATGGTGTGCGTCTAGTGCGGCGCCTAACGTGCCGTGGTAAGTCATTACCAGCCACTCGTACCCCATCTTTTCAATCTCTTCCAGGTCGAGAACAACGCCTTCTGGCGCACGCCCCTTAAGCTTGAAGCAAAACAGTTTATCGCCTGGCCGTGGGGCGATGGGTACTCGGTTTACGGGGATCCCGATATTTAGCACCTCGCTCATAATTGTGGCTGTACTTTCATGGCCTACGGCCGAGACCCAGTTCTGGGTAAGGTTTACTTTGACCGCCGAGGCGGTGGTCGTTTGGATTTCCCAAATCCCGTCTCCTCCATTAGGGACAACGGTGGTGGAAAGGAGGTAGTTGGTCATGGCTGGCAGTTGGGTGGTGGGGCCCCTCGGCCCCGGTGAACAAATAGTAGCACGCCCGTAACGGTCTGACAAGGGCAAAGGGGCGCCGCGGCCACCGCCCCCCACCGCCTCCGATGGCGTGGGTGGGTGACGACAAAGAAGAGTGCGCGGATGCCGTCAGGCTTCAACAACGCTCAGAGTGCCGCCGCAGCAGATGTCAGCGCGAGCCTTAAGGGCCTTGGCATCAGGGAGGCTGACACCTTCTGGAAGGTTGAATGTGAAACACGGCAAATTGGTGTCTGAGTTCCAGCGGATCCAGGTAGGTGTGGGACCGGCGACGGAGACGACGTAAGAGTTCATGGCTGGTGTTGGTGGTGGGGCCCCTCGGCCCCGGTGAACAAATAGTAGCACGCCCGTAACGATCTGGCAAGGGCGGGGTCGCCGCGGCCACCGCCCCCACCGCCTCCGCTGGCTGCGGCCTATGCCCTGGGCTGCCGGCGCTGGCGCTGGCGTTCTCCACGGTCGAGGTAGGCCTCGATCACCAGTGCCAGCCGGCCGGTCAGCTCCGCCGGCTCGGGCAGGGCGGCGGCAAGCTGCACCAGCAGGGAGCCAAACCGATCGAACTCCGCCTGGGTTGCGAACTGCAGCTTGATCTCAAGCCCTGAATTGGGCTTGCTGGGGGGGGGCGGCGGCTCCGTCTCATCCTCATCCACCTGGTCACCGGCCACCAGCGCGGCAAATTCCTCCTCGGAAAACCAGGGGGAGACGTCCAGCTGGGCATCCTCCTCCACCAGCTGGGCAAGCATCGCCCCGTCAAATTCAGATGTGTCGCTGGTGCGGTTGTCGGCCAGGGCCAGGCTGGTTTTTTCGGTTTCACTCAGATCGAACCGTTGGACGGCAATCAGGGTGTTCCCATCGCTGGGGATGAACAAAACCCTGTCTATGCCTGCATTTATGGCCGCTTCCGCCGTGCCGTTGCCGGCCACCACCCGGCCGTTTTCATCCACCACGATCGAGCGGGCAGCGCCAAACTCCTCCATCGAGCGGGCCAACATGTCGCGAGAACGGGGCGTGCGCCGGCGGGCATTTTTTCGATCTGGTATCAGCTTGCTGATCGGCAGTAAAGCCGCCCTGGGGCTGGAGTCTGGGCCGCCCTGGGCGGGGGCTGTGGGCACGATTTCCGCCGTCAATGCGGCGGAAGATGGGCGCTTGGGAGGCATTTGGGGTTGGGTCGAAAACGCACCTCAAGATTGCTTGACTGCCGTTTTCGACCCAGGCACCAATGGACCGTGTAGGCCGGCTAATCGTTGGGTATGTGCGCGTTAGCACCGGCAAGGAGGCGCAAGACACCTCCGTAGAGGGGCAGCAATGGGACATGCAGCAGGCTGGCTGCGATCGCGTGATCGTGGAACGCGGGAGCGCTTACTCAGGCCAGCGGCGGCCGGGGTGGGAAGAATTAAGGGCCCTGGTGGCCAAGGGGCTGGTGGCCAAGGTACTGGTGGTAGACCTGTCGCGATTGGCACGAGACGGATCTGATCAGGATTTTCTAGAGGAATGCCATTGCGCCGGCTGCACGGTCGCTGATCTGCAGGGGATGGTGCTGGAGAACCAAACGGTGAGTGGGCTCGCTCTTACCGGGGTGATGAGCGTGATGAATCGCGTGACCTCCCGCATGATCAGCATCAAGGTGCGCGATGGCATCCGGCGGCGGCGGGAGGCAGGTTATGCAGGCAGGGGGCCTGTGCCGTTTGGCTATGCCCACGTTGACGGGCAGGTTGTGCCATCACCTGTTACCTGGACTGCAGCCAGGCAGTTGGTTGAATTGATCATTCAGCACGAATGCAATATCTACGCAACACTGAAGGCCCTGCCTGCTGATTTCCCGAGGCAATACTCATCTCACGGTTTAACCGGTTGGCTGCACAATCCGATTTTGCGCGGCGGACTGGGCCGGGGGGCCCCCAGCGGCACGCAGGACTACACAGAAATTGAATGGGGTCGCACCACTCCGCTGATCTCACCGGCTGAATGGACGCTGATCAAACGCCAACTGGAAACCCGCAGCCAGGGCCCAATGCAACGAGCCGCCAGCGTTAGGCATTTATTTAGCGGCCTGATTCGTTGCGAGGGGTGCGGTAAAAATTTGCAATGGCATCAAAAACCAAATGTTCACGGCCCCGGCGTGGCGCGATATGCCTGCAAACGCCCCGGTTGCTGTTACGTGGGGAAGGGGGTTCGAGAAGACACGCTGCGATCGGCAGTAATTGATGTGTTGGTGCGCCGTGCTGCGCGGCGCATGGCCCGGTTGGCGCTTGAGGGAGCCGAACCACCAGAAGTGGGTTGCCCTGAGCTGCTGACTTACCGCGAGCAGTTGGCGCAATTGGAGCAGCTGCAGGACCAGGGGGTGACGGGGCTAGGAACCTCAATCGTTCGTCTCCGAGATCAAATCATCACGATGCAGGCGTTGCCAGCGGAAGCCTGGCCTGGCCTTTACGAAAACCTGTTCCGCTCCCCAGACGCGCTAAGCCACGCCACTGATGAACTGCTGCGCCCAGTGTTTTTGCATTTTGTATCAGAGATTTTGTACCAAGGCGGCCCCAATTCGTTCAAGATCAAATTGCGATCGCGGCTTAGCTAGCGCTAACTCGGCTTGCTGTTGCCTGGCCAACTCTTGCTCAGCAATTAAATACAACGCCCGTTGCACGGTGATGGGTCGAGGCGCGTCTCTAAATTCAGGTCGTTTGTATGGCATTATGCAAGCTTCCGCAAATAGAGATTTGCCTGTCTGCGGCGCTTAAGAATTAGCTGCCAGGTTTCCTCCACCAGGGGCAGGGTTTCACCTGGCGGGGCCGGCTGCAGCCGGTGAGTGTTCAGCCATTGGTAGGGCATGGTGCGCTGGGCGTGGGCCCAGTTCGTCACAGGCACCACCGCAAACTCTCCCTTGGTGGTGATCACGCCCCAGCCGTAGCGAGGCAAGGCCAACGCAGCAATGGTGGCTGCCATGCCGGGGGATGGAGGCCAGTTCATGGCTGAGCCTTGGGTGATGCATCAGACGGGCGGCCGGCTTCTCGAATTTGCACCTTGCTACGACCTTTGGCTGCTTTGGGCAGCCAGTGAATGTCTTCGTCAAAGATTTCCCGCTCGGTCACCAGCGAATACCAGCGGTAACCGCAGCTCACACATTCGTTGCGCCGCACGCAGCGGGTTCGCTGCGTCTGCTGTCCGGTTGATGGCAGCGTCACGGTTTCTCGCCCCACTACACGGTTTGTGGCCAGCACCCGGCGGGTGCCGCCGCACTCAGGGCAGTCCATTCTCCATATCAATTGGCTGGCAATGGGAGACAGGCCAGCAATCAAAGAACGGCTTGCCGCCGGGCCCTTGGCGCTGGATTTGGTAATAGGGCATTTGCCGTTTTTTGGCATCCACCCAAACCAAGCTGCCGATGATCTGGCCCTGAGCGCCGGCTTGACTGGCCTTGCCCCAGGGGCGGCGCACGATGGTGCCAATAGGCAAGCCCTTCATGCCGCTGCACCCAGCTCTGCGGCCAATTCTTGGCGCAGCATTGCATCCCACTCATCGGCATGGCTTTCAATCCAGTCGCGAGCTGAATTGCGATGGGGGATCTCTGGCAAGCCATGGGCAGCACGCCAGGCCCTGGCCTCTACGGCCGAGCCGGATGGCTCATCAAATGCTTCCAATGGCCACCGGCCTTTGAGCACCCCAAGGGCCAACAGCCGGCCGGCGGATGCCTGGGTTGCCACCGCCCGGGTAAGCCCGGCGGCCTGATCGGCAGCCCGGCCACGGGATGTGAGTTCGTGCAGCTCCTGAATCATGTTCATGCGGCGGCAAGTTCTTGATGGGCAGGTAAACGGGGGTTCGTGACACCGGTGGCCGCGGCCAGCCGTTCGAGGCGTTCAATGCGCTGAGCCCGGCTGGGCTGCGGCGTTGGCCGGTCCGGCGCTGGGGGCAGGGCCGGCTGACGCTGCTCGAACGGCACCCAGAGAGGGTGAAAACTGTCTGGGTTGGCCAGCCGTTGAGGCAAATCGAAGCGCAGCCCCTTGGCCGGCTCCGGGGTTTTGACGACCACACCTTTGGTGTCTGGGTCGCGACCAGTGCTGCAGGGGTAGAGGTAGCGCAACAGAGCCAGGTGGGGGGCCATGGCCGCGGCCGGCTCTGGATCCAGCAGCAGCTGCTGGCTGGCAAAAACCAACAGCTCGGGCGTGAGCTCCTGCCGAGCACAGGGCGGCAGTGTCAAGTATGCAAACTGCAGATCCTCTGGCTCCAGCCGCTTGGCAAAGCGGTGCAGTGTTTGGAGGCCCAACAGCACGTTGGCTAGATCGTCATGGGTGATCATCGGGGCCTCCATCCTCGGGTTTGAACAGGTTGTTGAGCCGAGCCATGGTTTGCTGGCGGCGGCTGGGTTGACCGGGGTTCGGTCTGCGCGAATCATACATCCTGTTTTCGGGATGAAGGCCCCCACCGGGAAAATCGGCTCGGGGGTTGGTGGCCAGCTGGTGAGCCGCGGCCAGGCGCTCGATTGCCTCAGCTCTGCCGGCGTGGTCAAGGGATTGCCAACCGGCCATCTCGCCCTTGTGCAGGTAGGCCCGCAGCACGCCCCGATCTGCGGCGGCGGCGATGGCCGCCAAGTTGCCGGCGCCCAATTTGGTGCAATTGGCCCTGGGGTGTTTTTCGCAGCGCAGCTGCCACCAGGCCGTGAGCACCTCCAGCTCAGCTGGCTCCAGCGGCGGAGCATCGGGGGGCAGCGGCACCGGCCCGGCTGGCTTGCGGCCTTTGCGGGTCGGCTTGGCGGCTGCAGGGGGGCTGCAGGGGGCTGCCGGCTCCATGTGCCCGGCGATGGGTCCGGCGGCCTCCTGGGGCCCCGCCAGGGGGCTGCTCAGCGCCATTGGGGCAGCAATGGGCGCCAATGGGTTTGGGCATGGCGCTGCAAGCGCCTGGGGCTCGATGGCCGCAGCCGGCGGTTCCAGGGGCTGGGCGATGGCCGTTGGCTGCATTGCGGCGGGCTCTGGCGCTGCTGGCGGCTTTGGGGCTGTTGGCGCTGGCTTCGGATCGGGTCCAACCGTTGCCAACGGCTCCGCCGGATCAATGGGGGTAAGGGGGTCTTTCTCTTGGATTTCTTCTTTTCTTGTTAAAGCTTCTTGTTTGTGTGCCAAATCTGGCACTACCCCAGTGCCAGATTTGGCACTACCCCCAGTGCCAGATTTGGCACTACCCCCAGTGCCAGATTTGGCACTACCCCCAGTGCCAGATTTGGCACTACCCCCAGTGCCGGATTTGGCACTACCCCCAGTGCCAGATTTGGACAGCCTTGGCTGGTGACGCACTCGGTACACGTTCGACTGATGCGGACGGCGCTCCCCTGAAATCCAGCCCTCGGCTTCCAGCCATGCCAGCTCCTCTGATAGGGCAGTGCGCTGCATCCGACATTTCCTTGACAAGGTGGCCAGAGACGGATCGGCCCTGTCTTCCGGTCCGGCGTAGTGCCAAAGCCAGCAGTAGGCCAGCAGCCTGCCCTTGGATTCGGCGCTGGCCTCCAGCAGCTCAATTGGCACCACCGCAAACGGGGTACGGCCCTGTGGTTCAGGCATCAGGATGCCCTCCTGGCAGTGGCGGCATCAAGAATGGGCACCCGAATGTGGCACGGAGCAAAAAATGCCATAGAATGACTGCGGTGTAAGGTCTTGAGGGCGGTGGCAGCGGTGCCCCGCCCTCTTTTTTATGCCGCCGAAGGCGAACAGAATCCAGAATGGGGCGCAACTGCTCCGCCGTCAACCTGTTCGCGCTGCATTCCGCCGCATGGATGGGGCATCCACCACGCTGGGCGCTCTGACCAGGGCAGAATAGCTATAGCTAACAGCCGGGACCAATTGACTCAACAACTGCCCAAGGCCCTGCAGCGGCATGCCGAAGGGCAAGCGGTATTTGCGGAGCTGTTGCGCTGCTGGATGGCTCGATCGGGCTGGAGTTATGCCGCCATGGCAGACCTGGCGGAAGCGGCTGTGATTGCGCTGGAGGCGCCGACGATACCCGAGATGGCCGTTGGCAGCCGTTACCGGGCTGACCAATTGCTGTTGGCCAATGGCCATGTGTGGAAGGCCCGCCATGCCGTATTGGTGCAGGAACTTCCGAGGCGGCAGGAGAAAGAACCAAACCCCGATTGGGAGGCTGTTGCCTCTGTGCGTCGGGTATTTCCCAGCCAGCTGAACAACATGCAGCGGCAACTACTGCGGCTTGCCACTTGCATAACGTTCGACACTCTTGGGCGTCTGAATGAATACTTGGCGGCAATCAAGGCTGGCACCATGGAGCCGCCCAGCGATGAGCGGTTGCGGCGCCATGCCCTGGAGGGCCTTGTGATTGCCGACGCCCAGGGTCCCTACGGCGCCGAGGAATTTTTCAGCGTGTTCCTGGGCTACACCAAACCCCCCATCCTGCGGCCAGATTTAGACGATCGCGCCGCGGCCGAGCTCAGCGCCCAGGTGGCCCGCGACATCAGGGACGGCATCAAAAACGCAGGCCTCGACCTGGTGGATGATTGGGGCGTTTGGGTTCAGTGTTATCCAAGCTCCGATCCTGATCGGCTGGCACGGATCCAGGACGTGGCCACGGGCCGAGGCACCTGGCCGGTGGATGCGGTTTTGGATGAGGCCGCGGCCGTGAAAATTGGACTGGCTCGATTGGCGCAGCGGCACGGCGCCAAAGCGTTGAAGCTGGAGCAACTGCCCATCCACTCGCTGGAGGGGGGGGAGCCGCCCCAAGGCTGAGCACCGGCCAACAAAAAAGCGGCCATTGCGGCCGCTTTTTCGATCAATCAATCCAATCACTGCAGAAGTTTGGTAGCCGATGCAGTGGCTGGTTTTCTCAAGCAAGAACCATTGAAATGATTCTATCTGAAACCTCAGGGGCGCCAACCCCTGCCCCCGCACCCGTTGATGGGTGTGGATGGGTGCATTCTACCAGGAAATGCTGCGGCTTGGCGCCAGCCGGTGCTGTTCGTGTTCCCGTTCGTGGGTGATTTCCATTTCGGCTGAGCTGTCGGGACAGCTCCAACGCAGCAGCAGCAGCCGGGCGGAGGGCCAGAGCTGCAGCCAGGTGTTGCGCTGTCGCCAGATGGTGTCTGCGGTTTCAGCCGAGTGCGTGGAGAGCTCCAGCGTGTCGCCGATCAGCTGGAGATTCACATCGCTCGGCATCGGAGAAGCAGCCACCATCCTGAATCCGTGATAAGGTAGGGGTTCGCTCCCCCCCCCCCACCATACCGGCTCATGAATGAACCAGCGCGTGCTTTGACGCCCGAGCCGCCACCGCCAGGCCCGCAAACCGCAGACGCTGCGGCCAAAGAGCCAGCAGCCTCGCAAACCAAGGCTCAGTATTTGGTCACATCGGTCTTGGAGTTGACCGAACAGCAGGCCGCCGCCGACGCCCGGCTCAACGGAGTGAGAGCCTGGGCCGAGACGGTCAAGGGGCAAATGAGCGCTCTCCACGCTCAGGTCGCGAGCATGGGCGACGCTCAATCCATTGAGGCGCAACAGATTGCAGTTCTGGCGCAACAGATTGCAGTTTTGAATCAGCGCACTGATCCTGGCGAGCGCGAGTTGCCGCCCCCTTCAGCCAGGCCCCACGATGCACCGGATGAAGTGATAGGCTATCGCCCATCACCAGAACAGCTCGCTCAGCTGTTTACCGCCCTGGCTGAATGGCAGGCCGCGGCCCCCAGCCTGGGCAAAACTGGTACAGCAAATATTGAGACGCTCGACGGCAAAAAAGCCAGTTACGATTTCGCCACCCCTGGCGATGTGAGCGCGTTGGCCCGCACAGCTGGTGCCCAGGGATTGAGCCATTTCCACCGAGAAGTGGTATTGGCCGATTACTCCGTGATCCGCACTTATTTAGTGCATAGTGCTGGTGGGTTTATTTGGTGCGATGTACCGCTCTTGCAGAAGGAAAACAAACTGTGGAGCCCTATGCAGAAATGGTCTGCGGCTTGCACTACCGCCAAGCGAATGGGCATTTTATCGGTGATGGGGATTCTTCCTGCGGATATTGATGACGACGGCAACCCCACAGGTGGAGGGGGCGGTGGTGGTGGTCGCCAGGGCGGTGGCCGCCCACCAGGTGGTGGTGATTCGACTAAGCCGCCGCCGTTGCCGGCCGCCAATATCCGCCGAATTGGCGCTGCTGCTGGCCCCACTGGCGCAGCGAACGGCACGGCACCGGTCAGCCAGCCGCAGCCCGCAGCCATCAGAGTCCACGCCTGATGCCTGGGCAGACCAGCCCGATCCTTGGGTGTGAGCCTCCGCCCCCATGCCCTCCACTGCCCGGTTCAGGTGGTGGCCGCCGTCAAGCTGTCCAACAGCCAAGCGGCAGGGCCTCTGGGTGAGCCAAGCCGCTGATTCAAGCTTGGGCGGTCCCAGCGAGGGCAGCCGTTGATGCCAGCCCCACGTGGGTTTGAGGGACGGCTGCAAGGCTCAATGGTCGTAAGACCCAACAAAATCTGATCTATTACCTGAATCCATCCCCATCCCATGGAAATGCAGCTTGACAATCGGCCCGCGGCTTTCTTCCACGATGCCGCCGGCTGCCTCCTGCCCGATGTTGCCGATGCGAAAGCCGGTCACGCGCCCCTGTTGTTGATTGCTCGCTGCGGATCGATGGGATTGCGGGCGGATGGCACCCTGGTGCGGCTGCAGCGCCCTGCCGAATGGCCTAACAAGGCCTATGGGGAGTGGGTGGAGATCAATGGCCAGGCGCTCAACCTCGACCAGGCCGTGGCGGTCGTGGAGGCCGCCGAGGATTTGTTTCTGTTGCCACGCCACACCCTCGACATGGAGAACCTGTGGCTCACCTGCCAGGTGTGGGCCCTGGCCAGCCAGGTGCATGGTTCACCGCTGCGGGAAGCCCTGGAGCGCGTGCAAGCGCTTGAGCAGCAGCTGGCCGCCACCCACCAGCTGCTGTGCAGCCTGGAGCTGCCCGATGAAAGCCGGCCTCATTAATGGGCACCCGCATCTATCGCCGCAAACCGGCCGCGGCCACAGGGCCAACTCGGGGTAGCCCGCTGGAAAATGCCTTTGCCGGCAAATGGTTGCGTGATTGCGCCGATCTGCCCTTCGAGCGGAATTACGTGGTGCCTGGCTGGCGGGACTGGGCTCGCGAAAAAAAGTCCCTAGGGCTGGTCACTCGTGCCGTGCCGTTCCGGGCGGACTTTGCTTGGCCGGCTGCCCGGGTCTGCGTTGAGATCCAGGGCGCCACCTTTGTGGTTGGTGGCCATAGCACCGGCCCTGGCATCGAGCGTGATGCCATCAAAAATTTCACAGCTCAGCTATCTGGCTGGGCTTGTCTTGCCCTCACTGCTGGGATGCTGCTTCACGGCAAAGGTGAGCGCATCTGGCTACCAAAGCTTCGCCAACTGATTTTGGATCGTTCCCGATGACTCGCCACTTGATTGATGATTTTGTCGCAGGCCCCCTGCGACTGACCTTGAGAGGCAGAAGTGCCCCTGCTGGCGGCATGGGGGTTGATATTGCCGAGCCCCCTGACGTGCGGCCATTTATTTGCGAAAGGGAAGTGCCAGCCCATTTCTTTTGCGAAGCTCTTTGCTCAGGCATTCACATTCGCAGCTCTGGTCAAGAATATCAAGTTTGGGATTCGTTCAATACTCAAACAATTCAGATGGCACTGCCAGCTAGTGCCACGGTAATCTTTGGCGTTACGTTGAGCGCGGTGGAATTGCCGCGCTTCTGCGATTTCCGGCACGATGCCCCCCCCCCTTGTGAGACCGACCTGTGGCTGGCGCGGCCAGAGCCGATTCCTGGGCTCATGGGCAAGCCCCTGGTCACGTTTGATTTGCCGGTGGGATCGCTGCGCCTCTGCGATCTCCGGCCAATTGACCAGCCGCCCCCATCGCCAATCACAAACGGGCTCACGTTGTTGGAGCAGACGCAAGCCAAATGGCGCGGGCAAGGCGTCAAGCGTGTTTTGACACGCCCGATTCTCAATGCAGGAGGCTACGCTGATCCACCTATTCAAGACCGAATAGCCAGCGCGAAGGTGGCAACGCCTGGCCACAGACAGCGCAGGTGGCATAAGCGCTATTTCTTCCACAAGGACTCAGCTAAGCCGCATCTGAATACATCAATTGTTTACAGGGATCAAACGGGTGCGATTTCCTATGCGGAGGAGTTCACCCGCCGACCTGATGGCGAGATGGTCACCACGGCATTTGAGTTCGAGGATTGAAGCCGCCCTTGTTCAGAGACCAGTTGCCCCGCGTGTGTCCCGCACTTGGGACACTCGCGGGGCTTGTCTTCAGACTGAATAACCGCTGCTGCTGATACCGATGAGCAAACGCCCCCAGGCCAGCGCCCCCCCGGCGCAGCGCTCCAGCTCCGATCAAGACCAAACCGCGGCCGATGGCCCAGCAGTGGATCAAGGCGCAAGCAGGGCCCCAGATCCAGGGTTGGCCAAACCGGTGTTGATGACCATCACAGCCACGGCGGATACCTGGCTCAAGAAAGGCGCCGCACGCGCCGATGAGCTGCCAGCCGGACAGAAGCTGGCCGCGGCCCGTGGGCAACGCTTTGGCGTTGTGGCGGTTTCCGAGCTGCCCCGCACCGCCCATGTGCAGGTGGAGTTGGCGGCAGGGGCTGGCACCTGGATCATCTGGCAGCCCCATTGGCGGGGGTTTTCAGAGCTGCCAACGGGGCTGCCCGGTGGGGCAATTGATTGGAGCGATTTCAGCGCCGCGGTGGGTTCCTACCTGACGGTGGGAGAGGTGCTGCAGTTTGATCCGCGCCGTCGCCCCCCGTCTGACAGCGCAGACATTGGCCGGTTGCTCAATACCGCCCGCCAGTTTGATGCGGTGCGCAGGGCCTGGGGCGGCCCGTTGGGGGTTACCAGCTTCTACCGCCCCGAGCCGATCAACAGCCAGCTGGGCGGCGCCAGAGCCAGCCAGCATGTTGCCGGCTGCGCGATGGACGTCTACCCCATTGACCGATCGCTGGACGAATTTTACAGCTGGATCTATGGGCGGTGGACTGGCGGCATTGGCGATGGCCGTAACGAGGGATTCATTCACCTGGACACCCGATGCGGCGGCGGGTTTGTGCCTGGGGCTGGCCGCCAGCCTGCGGATGTCTGGGATTATTGATGCCAGCAAAAGCTACTGCACACTTTTTTGCTGCTTGTTTGTCAGCCCGATGACTCACCGTTGCCTAGGGTGAGTTCCGGTTGGGGCGTTCGCCGAACGACAGTAGCCGTGCCGTCAACATGCAATGAGACATCCCATGCAGCCATCAGCTGCAGTCGCTCGGCCGTGCATCCAGGAGATAGCTCTTCTAGCAGCACACAAAATGCCTGGGAAAGCGCAAACATTTTAGCTGCAGTGTTGCCTAATTCGGCAACGCATCCGACAGGATCTGGGCCCGCCCAAATTGTATCCATTGCTAAGCACCACGAATTTAGTATTACTTCGTAAGTATTTAAAGCCGTGGTTTGCACGGCCAGCGCTGCTTTTTTCGCCTGGGCATTGCCGGCAAGCATTTGAATCGTGTTCATGTTAAAAACCTTTTAGCAGTACATAATTTAAGGTTGTGGTGCCACCGGCCCCAGCGGTGGTGACAATCCCCCGAATAGCCTGGGTATTGACGTTGGGAACAGTATTGCTCACAGGATTAGACGCGTTTCCAGTTAGCGGTGCGCCAATGTTGTACCACAATGCTGATGCCGCCTGCCAATTGTCCTCTGTGCCCTGCATTTGCACCACCGGGGCAGTGGTGCCGACAGCATCAGCGCTGAGCACCATCTGCAGGTTGCGGCAATTGCCAACGATCAGGGCTGGCGTCACTGAAAGTTGAGTAGTTAGCGATATGGTGCGGTCATAGCGCTGGCGAATAGCAGCAATGCTATCATTAAAGCTATTTCTGACTATTGAGCGGGTAAGCGATGTTCCGGTGTTTAAAGTCTGAACGTAGCGCCACCGTGTGCCACCGAAAGCCAATTTTGGAGTTCGATACTGGCCATTCGCGGTAATGCGTGAAAAGTCGTAAATTGTATACCAGTTTCCCCCACTGTCGCCGGATTCCTCAATTCTGGCGTCCATCCAAGCGTTGGCTCCTGATATGCTGCTAACTGGAATTTCAATAGCATAACTAAGCCCCCCCGCGGGGGCTACAACAGGTGACGTAGTGCTGGCGTTTATTGACGACGAAGTCACGTCGGTAACGCTAGCGGATGGGGCTGCGCTAATAACCGAACCAGTTACCGGCAAAATTGCTTGGGTAGTGGGCGTAAACACTGTTTCGCTCCATTGCTGTAGCTGAACATGCGTAATCCCTCCAGTGGTTGCAGCAGAAAGACGCACCCGAAACCAAGGTTGAAGAACAGGTATGCTAAAGCTACCAGCCGAAACGCCCGTAGATACAGCGCCACTCGCGACGCTTGACATTTGCGCGGTAATTACTCCAGCGCTGAACGAGCTATCAAAAGACCATTCCGACGTGATAATGCCTCCTGTGCCCATTGAAATAGTTTGCAATGTCAACATGCGCGTATTGGCGCAGTTGATTGGGCCGATCAGGATTGTATTGGCAGCTAGCGGCCCCGACGTTGTCTGCTGGTAGCTGCTAGCTATAGGCGCATTAGGCGATGCGACAACAGGCAAGGGATTGCCGTTGGCAATCCCTTGCACCGTCAGCACATCAGCGCTGGGGCTGCCGGCGGTGCCTAATGTTGGCTGGAGTGCTGCAATGGCAGCGCCAGCAGGGAGTGGCATAGACACGGCGCTGATTGGCTGAGTGGCCTGCCAAAACGTGCCGGTTACCGGCACTTGTCCAGCGTTCAGCGCAGGTAGCAAGCCAGCTAGATAGCGCAGCCAACCGCGAATACCCGTTGAAGCGCCCGGCAATGTTGGCGAGTTAATGCCATCCGAGCCCAGCGCAGCTGCAATTAGGTCATCGGTCGCCAGCGTGAATCGCTGAGTTTTAGCGGTGATCACACCGCCGCCCACCTCCACGTCAGGCGCGACAGCCTGAGCCGTCAACCCATCATCGTAAAATACCTGCAGCGAGTCGGTATTACTATGCGCAGTGGTATCAAAAGCCAGCGCCAGTGTGGGGCTGGACCATGTGCCGGTATAGCTAACACCGTTTGCGCCAACTTTTTGCGGTAGATAAATCCATGTTTGCCGAGTGATGTTAAAAGCGCCTAAAATTTGCCCTTGGAACGTGGGGATTGGCGCCAAAAACGTCAGACTCCTGTCTGCAGCGTTGAATTGATATGTGCTTGGATTGCGAACGGGGCCTTTCATGGTGTTAGCCGAAAATCAAAGCCATGGCAATGGCTGTTGCTTCTGCGTCGGATGTGTCGGCTGCTGGGCCCGGAGGGCCTGGCACCCCCTGCTGCCCCCGCACGGTCAGATGCAGCTTCAGCGGCTCTCGCTGAGCCTCGATCACTTGCACAGCAGTGGGCAGGATTGGGCCACTCATGGGGGGGTGAAATCAACAAACGGCATCAGGCCATCCATGTAGCAGTGAAATGTGCTATCCGGCAACAGCAATCGCAGCTCATAAGGGAGCTTGCCATCCAGTATGGCCGTTTGGGCTGCTGTAAATCCATGGCTGGTTCGTCCTGGCGACAGGCTGATGTATTGCGTAGCAAGGGTGGCTTGCACTGCTGTTTTTTTTCGGTCCCACACCACGCAGCTCACACTGGAGCCGGTGAGATTCAAGGGTGCGCCGGCACCGTCGAACCATTCAAACTCCCAGCTAAAGTCAAACCCCCTTTTGATTGGCTTGAAATCGTATCGATAGGTGGTAATACTGGGCATTGCGTCAACTCTGCGGGCGATCTATTTGCTGGGGCTCTTTGATGTTTGGGTTGTAGGTATTATAGCCTCTCAGGTAGCCAATTTGCTGTGCCGCTTGGGCCAGCCCTGGTACGCCAGCCACCAGGCCACCGCCAAGCCAGCAAGCAATCCAGCCACCAGGTGGCGGGGGCCCCACTTCGCAGCGACCGATCAGGGCCATGCCAAATACCGCCGCGGCCAGATGTCCAGCCGTAAGGCTGCTGAAAATGCGGGTGATCATGGCCGGTTCTCCACCAGCCGCAGCCGGCCATCAAGCCTCTCGGTGATGGTTTCCAATCGCGCCAACCCATCGCGATAGAGGCTGCGGGCATCGCGCTGCGCCTCCAGCAGCTGGCCCAACCTGGCATTGACCCTGGCGTTGTCAATTTGCAAAGCCAAAAACGCTCCGGCAATAGCCAATACCGCTGGGGCTACGATGGCCAAGGCCAGTGTTTTGAGCCATGGCTCAGCCCCAGCGCTGCTGATTGGGGGGCCATGGGCCTGGCGTTTTAGCATGGCCGCTACGAATCATGCCAGGCTAATCAGATTGGGCTGCGCCGCTCTGCCCCCATCGGGCTTAGCCCTCCATCTCAGCTCCAGGCAGCTGATAGGTGTCCGCCAGGCCATTAGCTGCCAGCAACCCCCCGATTTCCGCCCAGTGGGCTACGGTTAGGTTGGTGGCTGCAACGGCTACGTCTGTCAGCGACTGCTGCAGGGCGGCGACATTAGCAAAGCCCAGCTTTGCATCGGTTAGGTTGGCAATTAGCTCCAGGTTGGCCGTCATCAGCTGCGGCGAGGTTGCTGTTTGAGTTTTAATTACTTGATAGGCGTCAGTCGTTATCAATCCGTTGTAGAACGCTCGATAGCGAGCGCCATCAGGGATGCGCGGGCCGACAGCCCACGCCTGGCGCATCATCCCGTCTTCGCCACGAACGGGGTTGAGAGAGATGAGGACTTCCGTTTCGGGGTCGTACTCGGGGGGAGTGGTGGCTAGAACAGGGATTAAGAGTGTTCCTGGTAGTGTCATTAGCCGAAAAAGCGATTGGATGGCAAGGAGCCGAGCACTTGGGTGCCGGTATTTACGTCTATGCCTTTGTAAAAAGCGCTAATTTTGAGGTTAGCGGCGTTGTTGTAGGCAAAGTCGTAGGATATTTGTGAACCTCCCGGAGCCGATGTCAAGGTTACGTTTGACGTTAAAGTCGCTCCGCTTGTGGCCATCTGCCACAGGGAATTATTGTAAGACGGCTCCCTGGCTATTTTTAGACCCTCTTGAACCACAAGACCAACGCAAGGCTGGTCAGTTAGACCCCATATTGCGAGGCTAAGGTTTCCAAACGCTCCCGCTATCCCGTGATGTTTATTTGGATATGTATAACCGCTATTCCAGTGCGCATAACCGCCCGTGATAAGAGTTGAGCCAAAAGCAAGATCGCCGATAAATCCGCTCACTGCCGCCCCCCGTGTGCCGTCAGTGGCCGATCGGTTTGCCACCAGTCCGTAGTTGCCGTTGTCGTCCAGAATATGAATGCAATTTGTATTAAAATTTTTATCGGCACTACCTACGCTGTCAGGATTATTCTGAAAATACACATTAAAGCCGACCCTTAGAGTTCGTGACGCACCGCCCGTAGAGGAGCCGATATAGAACCGGCTGTTGAGCACTCCTAGGGCGTTGGTTACTGTAATACCTTTCGCTATTGCCTTGGGCAGGCTTGCAGTGGTTAAACTGGTGTTTCCAAGATAATAAATGCCGCCTGAATACACTTCAGCATCGCCAGCAACCCAGACATTAAAGGATTGGGTATCAGCTTGTATAGACGGGCTCTTGGCGCCAAACACTATGTCGCGCAGGTATTGTAAGCCCTTTCCGACTGAAATGTTATAGAGAGACCAAAAGCCATAAACACTGAAACCACTCGGCACGGCGCCGTCAAAGTAGTTGTCAATAAAGTTCGCCAAGCTGATTCCTGATGTCCTATACGTCCGTGTTTCAGCAACGTAAAGTGGGTCCGAAGGAAAATTGCTGGTATCGGCCAACGTGGCTGAAACACTTAGCCAGCAAACTGCACGTATTGTGCCGCCGTAATTCAAGTCAAGACTGAAGGGAACCGCTGTAATGAATACATATTGCTGAGGAACAATCTGAGAGATCCTGATCCCTGTAGCGAAACACGGCACAAGGAATGGACTCCGAGCGTCATGCAAAGCTTTTACATCTGTTGTTGGCTTAGTGTTTGCAGATGTGTAGTTTGCAACTACGGCTGTTTCTGGAAATCTAGCGGTGGCTCCTATTACTTCAGCCTTATGGCCCATAGGTGCGGGACTGTTCCAGTAAGGGCCGTTAGCCAACTGATACCTTACCGTCTCCCCTGGGCTGAAAACTGCGTTTGCATAGGCGACGGCAACCGCAAATGTAACTGCAGTTGCTCCCGTTAGAGGTGGTGCGTCGAAAACTTCTGCAGCTGACCTAACTGGGTTGAGCGTCAGCGTGACCAACGTGCCGTCAAAATTAAAGCTCTGCCCTGATGCTGTTGCGCTATCAGGCACAACATAAAGAGTGGCAATTCCAGTTCTACGGGTAAGCACCCCCGCGTTCCGCGCCCAATAGTTCAAGCCTTTAAGACATACAACTTCAGGCGTGTTGTCTAAACTTGCGTTTAGCTCTGTGTCATTTGCGCCGCTCAGAGTATTGCTAGAACGCAGTGCAGCAGCATTGGCTAACCTAACCGTTCCCAGGCTTGTAGTCTTGCCCGCACTGGAGCTTGGGAATAGCAAGCTAGCTAAAGCGCCTAGGTTCCATACTCCAGAGCCAACTAATCCATTAATTAAGATATTGGAGAAATCTTGTTGCTTGCTATTTTCCGTTCCAGCCTGGTCGCCAGCCAACACTGTTTCACCTGTTTCGGCATCAGTAATGCCTCTATTTGTCACAACTTGCCCGTTTTCGTTTACGCCATTTACCACTACTCGGCCGCCGCCGCCATTCGTGAAATACAGCGAAAATAGATTTGACGCTGACATCGGCTTCTGCGCCCTCGGCAAACCGGTGGAGTAATTGCCGTGGCCAGCTCCCTGGTCGTAGGTAAAGTTTGAAAGTGTGATTGTAGTAGGGCGGCGAAGCTCCACAGCCCACAAGGCGAGGCCAGACGCGGCGCCGCCAGATGGCGGCGAAGGAAAATCCGCTGCGCTAGCGGGATTCAGTCTGCGGGTAGCTGTGGCGCGAGGTGTCAGAGCTGTCCAGGTAGCGCTTTCCGAAAAACCTAATGCGCGCAGCAGTGCGTAGAGGCCTAGTACGTCGGAGCCCGTGCGGTATTGATCCCGGACAGGGCCGGGATCAGTAAAAATTGTTGTCCAGTTTATACCGCAACTTGTGGTTATGTCATTCGGGTCGGTATCAGTATTAAAAACAATTTGCGGCGCTTCGTTAGTAATCGGTTCTTCTGGATTATAGGCTTCTGGCATGTGTACGTAAGCCTCATCCCAGTCACTTAACGGCGGGGTTGATGCGGTGGCGTAATTATCTCGAATAGCCTTGAAGTGCTTGTTGACAGCCTTAACTACTACACCTTTTCGATAAAAAGTGCCAACTGTGTACGTGGTACTGGGACAGCTGCGCCGCAGCGTCACCCGCGCTCCAAATTCTGTTTTAGAGGTGCTGGTAACAGCCAGCACCTCTTCCCCATCTGGGGCCAAAGGCCTGTTAATGCCGCCACCTGATACGCCTGCCGATGTCTGCAATATTGCAGACCGATTTGGCGTGCGACTAGAATATGTTGTCAATTCCAGGGATGCTGAGCGCTCTGCCAAAGTGCGGTTATCTACCACTCGGCGGATGTAGACTGATTTCCCAATAGCGTTGCTAATACCGAAGTTACTGGGTACGTCTGCATTGGTACCACTCTGGCTCAACGCCGCTGTGATATTGATTCGGGCAGGGGTGCCAGGTGCCCAGGCTGTCGAGGTCAATAACGCTCGCCAATCGTCGCCGTCAGGGTTTTCAACCCATACATAGGTGCCGCCCGGCAACGAATAACCGTCTGTGGCCAGCAGTTGAGGGGTTGTACCTGTGGTATCAGCAGACAACGCCTGCGACAGGGTGATGTTCGAGGCGCTATGGCTCGCCACCGTCCCCAGTGCGATTCGCCTGATTGCAGGTGTTTTATCAGATAGATTGAGTGGCACGCTGATTCGATTTATCAGCCAGCCTGTATCCAGCGGAACAGCCGTTCGCGCATAGCCGGTAGCAAGCGCAGCGCAGCTGCCAAACGTGAAATTGCCGTTGGATGAAACGATTTCTCCCCCCAAGTCCGCTCGAGCCCTTACGGCTTGACCAACACCGAAAACGCTAACTTCGCTACAGAAAGCATCACGAATTACCAGCAAATGGCAGTGAACGCGCTGCGGCTTGATTCGACGGTTGTCGGGAATCGTGTCGATGTAGGCCTGAAGGCTGGGAGGGGTGATCCAGCTGCCACCAGAATAAATTTGCAGGCAGTTTATGTCGTTTTGGAGCTTAACTCCGGTGTATTGTGCTGTGACTACAGATTTCAGGCCGCCTAGGGTGTCCCCATCGATAAACAGGCCGCCCCTTCCCCATTCGCTGCGCCCGCTGATGCGCTCAGGGTAGGGGGATGATCCCTTCACTGTGTCATAGGCGGGGCTTGGGCTGCCCACAAACGGGCCAACAGTTTGATATTCGCTGGCTCGCGCCTGGCTGAGCGCAGCCGACAGGTTGGCGCTAGAGCCTAGGGCGGTGAAGGCCTTGGCGTAAAACGCGTCCAGTTGCGTCCGTGATACAAAGCCAAATTCATAAAGCAAATGCAAAGACTTATTTTGCCCAGGCGGATCGCGAAACGTAAAATCTACAACATGAGCATCAGGCGTCAAATATAAACAGCACCTGATATTGCTGTAGTCTGCGGCAATATCCGCCGGCTCGGGAGCCCATTGATGAACCAGTGATGTTTTGCGTAAATCCGCCCCGTCAAATGCGCAACCTCTGGGTATAATTACGCCGCCGAGGGTGTTATCATTAAATGCAATTAGCTCCTGCCAGGTTGGCTCCTTGCCATTGGTCCAGGTGGTAATGGGAACAGCGCTAGCGTGGCTCCCAGGATGGTTGAACAGGGGCTGCGGACCCGCTCCAGCATGGATAATAACGCAGTCGCGATGGGCCCTTTCGTCATTGTAGGTGTACCAGTTTAGCGACGTAATGATATAGGCCTCTAACACCAGGCGATTTAGCGTCTTGAATGGTGCGTGCTTGCTGTAGCCGCATTCCAACTTTTGATTGCGCAACCGCTTCAGTTTCTGCGCTATTATTTCTTCGTCAGTACCAGATGATTCAAAGCTGTTAAAATCGCCGGTCACGTAGGTGTCTCGGCCTATATCCCAGTCGTAATACAGATGGAATGGCGCCGTAAGTGGGTCCGTAGATTCACTGGAGCCGCTAGCGATATTTGCATTGCCAACCAGCTGGCGCAGAGCGGAAACCATGGCTGACCACTGGGCCAGGGTATTGGCCACAGGCGTATTGGTTTCACCCAGCCAGCCCGAGCGACCACCCGGAACGATTTTTGGCATGTCCGCAAACCCAGTACTCCAGTATGGGGTTACAGGCCCATCAGCAACTGGATTGTCCCGGTGGTCACAAAACGCACGGAGCCGGTGATCAGCTCTGCGGCGGCAGTTTGGATTGACGTTCCCAAAATCAATATCTCTGCCTGGTAATACAGGTCTCCTGGCAGTAGCTCGGAGTTGGCTGTTTCCGGTCGATCGCTCAGCATCCAAAAGCGAGCATCGGCCTTGCAGCCCCTCTCCACCATCAACAGCAGGTTTAGCAGCGTGGTGGTGTCGGCCGCTCCACTCCGTGATCTGCGGTCTACAAAAAACTCCAAGTCGCCCCCACCCGTAAGCAGAGTTTTTACACTTTCGCCAAACCTAGCACCCAGCCCGGTTTGATCAACGCTGGCAGCGTCTTGATTGAGCGTCCATTTCTGCAAGTCGCAAAGCACCAGCCAGTCACTATCGATTGGTGTAACTGTTAATACATCAAAATCCACGGGTGCCAGCTGCGTTCGGCCAACGGAGCCACCATTGAGTGCTGCGGCCCTTGTGCTGTAAAAGCCTACACGACCTAGCCGGTTGACGCCGATATAAACATTGGCCGTTGTTTGAATTGGCAGGCTGGGCCAGAAGCTGGTAGGGAGCGTGGAGGGAAAGAATGTGGTGTTGTTTGTCCAGGATGGATGACGATGTAAAACCGTGCCTGGGATCATCCCCATCCCGCCGGGGCAGAGGGGCACCATGTTGGCCTCATAAAAGGGCAGCCCCCTGTCTGCGGCAATGGTCACCTGATCGCCGGGCCAGAGCGTGTTACCAGCCAGCTGCAGGGTGCCCACCCCCACATCCGCCAAAACAAAAGAAATGCTTGTCGGGTCAGGTGTTTCACGCCTTAGCTCAAGCTTGCCGCCGCGGCCAAGAACAGGCATTTAGAATTGCCCCCTTAATCTGCCCTGAACGGTAAAATTAAGCGTTGTCGCCATTGCCTCGCCTACATTCATCGATACCGATGTATTGTCAATGAGGCAGTCTCCGCTAATGGCGCCCTCTTGGGCATTACTAGATCCAAAAGCATTATTGTAAAACACAAAATGAATTTCGTCTACAGCGCTGCTATCATTCAGGATGCGATTAAACAATGACGAATGGCTTGGGATGTTCGGATCGTAGAGCACGATCGCCGATCCGGTTGTCGCCCGCAACGTTTGCCTGTACGTGCGGTCATAAACGGCGAGGCCAGTTGTGTCAATCTTTTCCCGTTGAATGTTTAACGTCCATCCTCGACATGGATTGATTATTTGCCCCTCGAAACGGAAGGAACCATCGCTGCCGGTAAGGACATCGGACATTTGTCGGCATCCAGATTGATCCAGTCTACCCAGCGCTTTACGCCAGCAATCGACCGCGCATGATCAATGACAGAGTTGAATGGCCAGGTGCACCGGGGATGCTGTTGATCTCGGGCTCTGCCTGGATCACCCAGTCCAGGTAGGCGGGGAAATTGAGTCCATCGGCCGCCAGGCCCAGCAACAGCCCTGGCGGCACCTGCGTGCCATAAACCCCGCTGTAGCTGTTCGTCCAGGCCGTCCAGGCCAGCTGGGCTTGCGCATCACTCAGGCACGGCCAGCTGGCTTGGACGCTGGCCCCAGTCATTCGATCGCCGAGGAGGATGGGGGTTTCGGCTCCATTCAGCGCCTTGAATACCCTGGAGGGGTGCGCCCCAGGGGTCAGTTTGCGGGCGGCGGGAACCACTTCTAACGGGAAGGCAATGGGCAAGGCAATGGGCATGGCTAGACAGGCGTTGCGGTTCTGGTTCCAGCCCTGGGGCTGTCCGGTGCGCTGCTATTGGTTGCGGTGGCAGTCACCGTATAGGCAGTGCCAGCTATTGGAAAGGCAATGCTGCGGCTAGCACCTGAGCCGGTGATCGTGGCCCCCGCTGGGGTGACGCTCCAGCTCCAGGCGCTTACCGATGCCGTGCCGGCAACCGTGGCAGAGTAGGTGGTGGCTACGTTACTGGTGGGAGCAGTGGCACCTGTCACCGTTACAATCCCCAGAACAGGCACTGGCGTTACCGCCCTGGTTTGAGTGCGGGGGCTGTCGGTTGCGCTGCTGTTTGTGGCCGTGGCCGTAACGGTGTAGGTGGTGCTCGGGGTGGGAAACGTGATGTCAACACTGGAGCCGGTGCCGCTGATCGTGGCATTGGCGGGAAACACCGACCAGGCCCACGTTGTTCCGGCAGCCAGGCCCGCTTGGGATGCCGTAAAGGTAGCGGCAATCCCAGCACCGGGGGCCGTGGGTCCGGCAATTGCAATATCCCCAATTGTGTTTGCTGGGCTCACATCAACCGATTTTGTTGCCATTGCCGGGCTGTCAACGGCTGTGACATTGGTGGCAATCGCTCTTAGAAGGCATGGCCCGTCAGCGGTGTAGGTAACGCTGGCGTTGGCGCCGCTGGCGGTGAGGCTGGCGCTGGTGGATGGTGAAATACTCCACGACCAGGCCGTAGGAGCGACAGCGCCAGAGCAAGCCGCGGTGTAGCTTTTGGTATCGCCAACGACGGCGGCAGCGGCTCCGGCAATTGTTACGGCGCCAATGGATTCAAATCCAGTAAGCCCAGCTACATTTATAGTTTTTGTAGCTGTTTGCGTTATGCCTCCCTGTGTTACAGAAAGGCTGATTGTTTTTGATCCAGATCCGGTGAATGTGACTTGCGTGCTGGCCTGGGAGGGGCTGTCAATTGTCATGCCAGAGCCCGACCAGGCATAGGTGTAGCTGCCCGATGGCCCGGTGACCATGGCGGTGAAAGTGCTCCAGCCATTCAGCGGCGAGGTTGAGTTTCCCAGAATTTGCACGCTGGAAAACGGCTGATTAATAGCAAGACTGGATCCACCGGATGTCTGACCTTGAATCACCCAGTTTCCGGCAACATCCCAGCCAGCCACCAGCAATGATCGACCATCGGCATCTAGTGGGTACTCGGATGCTTCGCAGATCACGTCGCCATCTTCGTTAAATTCAACCTTTGAAATTTTGAATGTTTGCGATGTGGGTGTAACCTCCCCAAGCATGAACACCGCCCCCGCATAGGCTGGCGCCTTGCCGTCAGTTATAGCTACGTCATCGCGGATCAACTCTTGGCCGCCGCCATTTGACAGCAGCATGGGGTAGGTGCCATCAGGCAGTGGCTCGGAGGCTGCGGCGGGGATGCAAACGACAGTGCCGTTATCAAGGATGATGCCGCTGCGTGGCATGTTAAAAGTTACCGTGCGCAAGCCCACCTTGATAATGCGGCCCGGCTCAAATGCGGCCTGTTCAGGGATTGTCGTTAGCTTCACACCAGCCGTGATCAGTCTTCTTTTGCGGCATTCCATTTTGCCAATATGTATTGCTTGGATCTCAGATGTACACCATTTGGATACGTCAATGGGAATGATCGGGGCAGATTCAGGGGTGCCGGCCTCCCTGACGGAGACCTGCATGGTGACGGGAAATATGCCTCGGTTGCTGATGGCAGAGCTCGGTCGCTCCTGCCGCCAAAGTACCTGAACGATAGGCGGTGTGCGCTGTTCGGGCTCATACTGGGCATAATCAAACTGAGAGACATTGCCAGCGCTATACATTGCCATTGGCGTATATATTTGCCCCTGCTCTGCAATGGGCTGCAAATAAAACTGTGAGCCCTTAGAGAGGAGATCCAGTAAAAAGAAATTGGCAAGCTCCGCGCCTTTTACGCGAAAATTAAATGGTTCCGACAGCGCACCATCAAAGAAATAACGCCTATTGTAAGTCCAGGTATCCATCTGATCAAAAGATGGAGTTATACAGGTGGGGCTGATTTTTTCGCCTAGACCGAACACGGGATTGGTGGCCATAATGCGCAAAACAGAGCCGATCAAATGGGTATTGCCAACCCCCTGATCCAGGTAAACGCTAACCTGCTGGGCCGACTGAAATTCAAGAGCACTGCGCATGGATAGACCAATAGTGCTCAGGTCCGAGTAGGTAGGACTCACGGCATTAACGCTAAAGCTGTTCACGTAGGCGATCTGGCACTCCGGAGAGTTGTTGGAAACCGCAATCTCTTCGTAGCCGAATATATTAGCAAGTCGCCCCCATGGGTCAACATAGCAGTAAGCACCGTTGTCGCCGCGTTCGTAATCGCCAAGGCCAATATCTTTATTGCTTTGCATTGGAGGCATTGCAAACGTGGATTGATTGCGGGGCAAGAAGCTGCCATTGAATTGAACAACGGCCCCAGCGCCAGCAATGGTTTGCAACGACGACTGGCTAGCGTCCAACAGGCACAGGGTCCCCGCTGCGTAGCCATGGCGAATCTCCCAGCCATCAATTGGTAACTGCTTAAATTCATATATCTCATTTGCTGGTAAATTGATGCGAGCATAATCACGGCTTTCGGCGGCTCCCACCCCCTTGAACAGGAAAATATGCGGAAAATCCGTCCAGCTTTCAGTGCCCATCACCCGAAACGATAGCCGAGACGCTACATAGCGAATTTCCGGGGCCTGAACCGTGCCTGACTGGTACTGGGATGTGACGACTACTCGGCCAGAAGCTGCGCCCGGCCCGGCCAGGTAGGTGTTGTCGTATGCCAGACAACCATTCCAGTCGGCATACTCGTAAGTCTCAGTGGCGGCAAAATTGCAGATGCCGCTATAGCGCAAGGAAGCAGTTGTTTTATAGCCTATTTCAATTACCTGGCCTGGCCTTGCCATGGCAAAGGTGGCTGCCGCCAGCCGGTACAGGTGGCTGCCCCCTGTGCCGTTTTTGTAGCTTATAGCACTATTTACAAAGAAGCAGTCTTCCGTACCGGAAGCGCCAGCAATAAGCCCGTCGGTAATGTTTCGGTTCACCTTGTCCCAGGATGTAAAACACATGGGGCCAGGCTCAAGCACCTTAAAAGCATAAACAATTGCTTGGCCGCCGCCGGCTGGCGATATATCTATGCGGCTGACAAATGGTGCATCTGGGCTTTTGCCCGCCAGTACCAAGATGGCGGAACCGCATTTGTAGAGCGCCCCCAGCACCAAGGCTTCATCCCAGGCCCTTTGCTTGGCCGCCAGGGTCTGCGCCACGTCCAGGCCATTGGTGGTGCTCTCCTGCTGCCCATTGTCGTACTTCCAGACGGATAAATCATCGGATAGGTTAGACATATAGAATAGGCACTCCTGGCCCTTTGAAACGGCGTGTACGGAGTCTGCTGCGGTATCAAATCCACCACCACCTACATAATTGATGCGGACAAAGCCGCTGCGGCAGCTGAATGGAAATTGTTGCTTTGCCCTGCGCAGTACCGCCTGAGGGTCTTTTTTGCAAACAAGATAGGACCTATCATTTTTTTGGCCTGCTTGCTGAGTTTGAGGCCTGCTCATCGGCTCTATTCTTGGATTTACTCTAATGCTTAGATTATTGCCGATTGGAGCATAAAGGCCAAAAACGGTTTGACTGCTGGGTGCGCTGGCATAGCAAAAGTTAGGCGCCCATGCGCCATCTGCCCCGCGAACTTCAAACACGTCAGCGGCGCCAGCGTTTTGCGAATTACCAATATCTGCTGCGGCACTTCTGCCGGCAATAAAGTCGCCAGACACAATGCGCCGGCCTGCGTTTTGATAGTAGATAGCAACTCTAGACTCAGAGCTACCGGACGGATTCAGATCATAGCTGGTTAATAAATTGTCGCCAATGGCAATCTGTTCCGGCCTAGGCGTGCCCAGCCCCGCAACACCCACCATAAGTAGAGCCTTATACAGCTGGCTATCGCCAAGGGAATATAGCTGCGACCAAAGCAGGTTTGTGTTTACACGCACCCCACCATAGGTGATTCCATCAATGGTTTCGCGCTTGGCAAATACCACTGGCACAACGCTGCCCAGCTCAACAACGTTTTGCAGGGAATCGAACCCAGACGATGGCGCGTATTTGGCATTGTTTACAATCGATTGGCCTTCTATCGTTTCCGACTCTATGCGCGACTGCTTGTTTGATACTTGCTGCGGGGCAAACAGCGCCGATATTGCATAGTTTAGTGCGACGCCTACAACCAAAGTTATTAGCGCCGGTATAATTAGCAGAGCGGTCGGCTCTCCACTTTTTGCCAGTTCAATAGATGCCTTGCGGTTTTGGCTAAGAAACCAGTCGTATTCGGCCTCTGTCCAGCCGGTGATCTTTAGCAGCTCAATTTCTTCCGGTAGCAGCCGGCTTCGCGGCTCATTGCCTAGGCGAGGGCTCAGCATCACAGGGGCACGTTTCCGGTTGGGGGCAGGTTGCCCACCATGGCCTGGGTAAGGCGCAGGCGGGGGATTTCGTAGCCCACGGCCGCCAAGGGGCTTCCGAGGCTAATGCTAACTTTTTCTACGCCATTGTGGCCAACTGCCAATATTTCAAATGTATCCTTCATCCAAAGGCTTACAGGTTCCAGGGGCTCGCCATCGAGCCAAACGGTGCTGATTTCCGCCAGCCACCGATCATTGGCGGCGGTGCCAAAAACCGTAAGGCTCAACTCATTCAGCGCCATCAGCAAAGAGCCACTCACCGCCGATGCAGATGCGTCAGTGCTGCCGCCTGAGTAGCCAAATCCCGCGTAAACATAATTTTCACCGCTCCAAATTAGGGTGCGACCTGCCGCAAAATTCTGAAACCTGTAGCCGGTGGGAGAGCCACTTGGAAACAATAACTTCAGGAACGAGCCAATAGCGGGAGCACTCATTAACGTATCCCCGGAATCCTGGTTTCATTGCGTATAGCTTTACGCCACTGCTGATCGGCTTCTCGCCTTGCCTGCCGCCGCACTTCCTCTGCTGATTGCGCAACACCCTGCCGGAACTGCTCCTCTGTTACAAATGGCAAATCACCGCTGCCGATGCGCTCATATGTCACTGCAACTGGGTTGGCCTTGCTGGTCGCCGCCTGGTAATTCTCCTCCATCGCATTGAGCGATGTTGATAGTGCCTGGTTTCTCTCCATTGCATTAAGTGATGTTGCCAATACCTGAGATGTGTCTGATTTATTGCTGCTCCGGCCGGCCGCTTCCCAGCTATCCAGACCCAGGGGGGCCTTAAGGGCTACATCAATCGCCTTGCCATTGGGCAGCGGAATCACCGCTTCCCTGCCATGCAGCTCCGCCAGATAGCCGCTGTTGGGGCCGTTGGAGATGCCGCCCACCCGGTAGCTGCGCAGGGCCTCCATCCCGGAGGGGGTGAGGATGCCGCCGTTGCGGGCAAAGCCCTTGATTGATGGCACAAATCCGCTCATGGCGTCACCGCCGGTGAGGCCCGGCAGGTCAAATTTGCCCAGGAAGCTGTCTTCCATAGATGGAAACAGGCTGTCAACGCCACCGCCAATAGATCCCAGTGCCGCGCCCGCCACACCCTTGATCAGGCTGGCCCAGATACCGCCACCACCGCCACCGCCAGCCCCAGCTGCGGCCATGGTGGCGGCCTGCAAATTCATGTTGGCCGCCGTGATTTGCACACTGGCGGCACCTGTGTTCTGGGTGGCGGCCACCAACTGTTCAGCGATCAGCTTGCTGTTCATGCCAGAGAGCAGCTCAAACAAGCTTTTGGTGAGCATGGTTTCCAGAGGCCGCAGCAGGGCATCCAGGGCGGTGGCTGTGGCTCGATCAAATGCACTGGTGAGGGCTTCTGCCACGGCGCCCCGCACATCGCCGCCCTTCATTGCCGCCGTGAAACTGCCGCGAATGGCCCCGCTCAACCCACCCACCAGGCTGTCGGTGGTGCCGGCGGCCAGTTGACCCCGGGGGCTTTGCAGCACCCGGTCTTTGGCCGCGGCTTTGCGGCGCTCAAAATCGAACCGGGCTTGAGCCTCCGCATCGCCCACCGCCATGGCATCGCGTTGCGCCTGCCGCCCCTGCCGCGTCTCTGGCATCAGGGTGTCGCGCAATGTATTGATTCGGCTGGTTATGTCCGCAAAGCTCTGCTCAAGCCGCTCCATTGCGTAAATGTTTTCGTTGATGCTGTTGTCCAGGCTTGTGCCCCCCTGGCCGGCGGGCGCGGGCAGGATTGGAGCGGTGGGCATGCCAGCCGCGGCCTGGGGCGTGGCCCCCCGTAACTGCGCCAGTTGGTTGTCATAGAAGCGCTTGAGATCACCAAATTTCTTCACCGGCTGGCCGTAGAAGCTTTTGCCAGCCATGGTGGGGAAACTCGCCCATTCAGGCGCCAATTTGTTGGCCAGCTCCGGTGTGAAGCGGCCCTGATCGGCCAGGGCCAGGGCGCCACGCCCCTTGATCAACTGCATGGCGCCCTGATCTTGAACCTGCGGGCCAAATTGCTTCAGGCCCATGGCCTGGGCTACGGAGCGCCAGGTGGTGGTCAGAAACTGGTAGGCACCGGCGGCAGTGCTGGAGAAGCCGCCGGCACTGTTCACCTTGTCTGGATGGCGATCCAGGTTGTTCATCAGGCCGCCGCCGAGCATGGTGCGGTAGCCCCTGTCGCTGCCATTGGCCCAGGTGCCCTCCGCATAGCGAATGGTGTTTAGCAGGGCCCGCCGTTCTGGGCTGATGCCAAACATGCTGCCCGCCGCCGGCTGCACCATCCCCGCCCTGCCGCCGGCCGTCCCCACCTGCGCACCGCTGAGGCCATCCCTGGTGCGACTGAGCCCCAGAAGTTCCTTGGTGGCCTTTAGCTGCAACAGCTGCGCGGCCATGCCGCCTCGTTGAATTTCAAGTTGCAGCATGGCGATCCGCTCCTCTGATTCCTCGCGCCACTGCTGGATTTGCAGTTGGCGGTTGGCTGCGGCCTGTTCCGCCTTGAGCTGTCTTTCCTTTGCATCCCACAGGGCCTTGGTGGCTTCTGCGGCATTGACAAAGCCGGTGCGCCCCAGTGCCAGGGCTTCTATCTGGGCACCGATCACCGCCTCCACGCTGCGGGGATTGCGCTGAGCATTGGCTTGGGCCTCCGCCAATCCCACCAGCCGCTCGGCGGCTTTCACGTTGGCATCGGCAACCGCCTTGCTCAATTGAGCCCGGCGGTTTTCCACCTCGGCCAATTTGCTCATGTTCTCGAGCGCCAGCTGCTGCTGTTCCACCGTTCGGGTTTGGTTGTCCGCTATCGCTTTCTGCTGCTGGGCCTGAGCCTCCTGCTCATTTTTGATCGCCTGCTCCTTCTGGTTGAGCACGCTGAGCTGGCGCTGTTGCTCCAGCGTCAGCTGGGCCGACTGGCTTTGGATGTCCAGGCCCTGCTGCTGAATATTGAGCCGCTGCTGCTCCAGGCCGTTGATTTGGCGTAGTTGGCCTTCATTTTCAAAGGCCAGGCCCACCGCTCTTTGTGCCGCGGCCACCTGCCGGCCAATGATTTGGCCAACATCCTGATACTGCTTAACAACCTTGTCCGCCGCCTGCCGCTCCACACTACCTGCCGCAAAATTGCGAGCTTTAAGATAATATTGTGTATATACCAAATCATTTTTCTGTTTTTCTACCAACAATTGGGCGACTTGAATTTTAAGCTGCTCCTGCTGGATGGCTGCCTGGCGGATGCTGATCTGTAGCTGCTGCTGCTGAATGCTGCGCTCGCTTTGCAATGCTTCTCGCCGTTCGTTGATGCGCTGCTGTTCTTGGCGGCCAGCGAGCTCATTTCGCCTATCGTCCGCCAGCTGCTTGGCCTCAGGAGAAGAAGCCAGTGAAACGTTGAAATCGGCCCGCTTGCGCTCCAGCCCCCGGCGTCCTTCGGCCAGTTCATTCAGGGCCTGCTGCACAGATTTTTGAGCATTGAGCAGCTTGAGCCCCTGCTCCAATGCCGTGATCTCATTTTTGTACTGCTTTTCCTTCAGCTCTGCAATTTCTTTAGATATTTTGAATCGCTTTTCTTCTGGAATTAGGCCTTCATAGCGCTTGGCCAGCTCCTGATCCATCTGACGCGCCAATGGGCTCGGAGCAATGCTGCGCAGTGTGACATCACTCTGATCGCCAATCGATTTATCAAATTCTGCCTGAACATCTTTTTGCTTGTTGAGTATCTCCGTGTCGGTGAGGCCCCTGGCCTTGCCATCCAGCCAGGCGGCGGCCTTGGCCGCTTCAACGAAAGGCTTTGCGATGGTGATCGACAGCTTTTCGCAGTTGGCGATCAAAGAGTCTAGTGTTTTGTTTATATTGTCAAAGCTTGAGCCGGCTTGGGATTGGCCCTGCAAACTTATAATTCGGTAGAATGTGCTGATGGGCCGCAGCACTGCCGAAACCAGGCTGGCTATCAGCTGTAAACTCTTGGCCACGAAGGTAAGCACTGACGCAAGATGTTGCATGGCGGGCATGACTGCCGACCCAAAGGCATTGTTAAACAACGCCCCAAAGTCAAAAATTATCTGCAGCAAAGACGAGAAAATTGACAGTACGGAAATAGCTGCCGATCCCACCTGCCCCAGGTGGCCAAATATCGGCTCCAGTAACTCCCCCAAGCCCCGCAGCATGCCCATGAAGGTGCCTTTCAGAGCATTGAGCGGCGTCAGGATGGTTTGCAGCATGCGAGCCAGGCCTCGCTCCAGGGCCTGGCCGCCGCCGGTGCTGATTGATTCAAATACATCCGCAAAATTGCTTTTAACATTGGTCATCGACAGGGCCAATACCTTTTGGCCGTCGTATAGTTTCTCTAGCTTTTGCATCAAGTCATCGTAGTATTTACCTTCTGCCTGCAGCCGCCGCACCTGTTCGCCAGCGCCTTTGCCGTAGAGCTTTTGTGCTAGCTGGTCATACATCTGGATGTCACCAGACAGCAAACTCCCCACCTCCGTTCGCAGTTGCTGGCCGGGGAGGTTTAGCGTATTCATTGCCGCAGCAATGCGTGTACTCAGTTTCGTGATATTAGAAATATTTTCGCCAGCAGCGCCCAATCCTGAGTTGTTTTGCAGGATAATGTTAAATGCTTCGTAGATTTGCGATGATGTGGCGCCGCTGATTACAGCAACTTCCTTTTGGATCGCCTTGAATTCTTTGACCACCCGACCCCGCAGAGCTCGCATTTGATTGGCGGTGCCTTCTATTACCTGCCCATCGGGGCCAATCACTGCAAACGATTGCGCGGTGAAAATACTGGCCTCTGCTACCTGTTCGTTGAATTTGCCGGCAGCGCCGGCCAGGGCCTCCATGGGGCCAATTACGGCATTGATGGCCATTCCTAGCCCGTAAAAAATGGTCTGGGCCCCCAGTGCCGCCACGCCTATCTGTTGCAGGACCCCCAGGGCCTGGCTGGCAGCGGGCATGAAGCGCTCGACGCCTTGGCGCAGACTTGCGAACCATTGGCCGCCGCCACCATCGCCGCCTTGGCTGGCAGCCGGCGGCAACAGAGGCGGCCCGCCGCTGCGGCCGCCAGATCCGCCGCCGCTTCCTCCAGCCGCCGGCAGCGGCAAAGGAGGCTGTCTGCCGCCGCCACCGCTGCCGCCGCCAGCGCCCAGGTCGCGCACTGCCACAGGCGTTGCCAGCAGCGATCTGTTTGCCGCCGCCAGGGCCATTACAGCGGTGGCGGCGGTGCTGGCATTGGCGGCCACGATCGCCATGGTGTTGCCAAATTGCTGCCAGCCCGCGCCACCGCCCGCCGGGCCCCGGGGCATGGAGCCCATGGCTGCATTCAGCCGGTCCACATCTACCCGCAGGCTGCCCACCTGGCGCCTGAGGCCATCAATTTGGTTACTGGCCTGGCTGGTATCTGCGCCAAGCTTTACGGCGACCGTCTCCTGGGCAAAACGCTTGGCATCGCGCATTGCGGAAGCAATCTCTTTATCCAGCGCCGATCGATCGCCGTAGAGCCGCAATACGGCTGAGCCCAGGCTGATCTCACCCCCTTCTGCCATCACCGCAAGCCCTATGGCTCAGTCTGCTGGTTTCAGCGTCCCTGCCAAATCGTCAGCCAGCAGGGCGATCACCGGCATCGGCAGGCGGCGCTGACGAATTAACTGATGCAGCGTGGCCAATGCCTCTGATGGCAGCCGCGGCCGGCCATCAATGTTTTCTACCAGGAACGGCAGAAACTGGGTGTAATCGCCCTGGCCTTTGCCGCCGCTGCCAATTGCCAGCACCAAAGAGGCCAGCTGGGCGGTGGTGTGGCTCGCCAGGTTGGCGCGGCGCCGATCCTGTTCATCGAGCCATTCAATGGCCGCCAGGATGTGGCGCACCGGTTGACGGCCGAATTGATCGGCATGGAAGCGCGGATCATGCAAATCTGAACTCACCAGCCGCCAGTAGTAGCGGTTCCAATCCACTGGCGGCTGCTCCAGGTAGCGCCGCAGTTCAGCTATGCGTTCGTTGATGCTGGCGGGCTGGCTTCTTTGTCCTTGGCCGCCGGTGCGTTTCCCGGTTTGCCGCCGCTGGCCTCCCGGCCAAGGAAGGCCAGGATGCCCTCTCTAATTCTGCCGGGCAGTTGACGGCTATCGCTGTCCTCCCAGCGGCCCAGGGGCAGCCAGTCGCCGTCTGGGTTCTGCACGGAGCCCCTGGCCCGGAGCACCACCGTGAGCATGCGGGTTTGCTGTTCGGCCTGGGCTGGCATCACGGCCGCCACCGCCGCGAGCCCACCCGGACCGCCGTACTTCATCAGCAGGGCGACCTTGGGTGGTGTAGCCAATGCGGGGTTGGTCAACAACTCCATCGCCTCATCGGCCGTATGGCCGCTATCTGGATGCTCGCCGATGGCCCGGGCCATCTCGTTCATCTCCAGCAGCGCATTGGCGCTTTCGCGGTTCTGGCGCTCGTACTCCTCGATTTCGCCTCCGAGCAGGTCGTCATAGCGCCTCAAACGGATTGCCCCGAACTGCTCAAAGTGCTGGGCGAAGCTCTCGAAAACCAGGGCGCTGGCCGATGTCATAGAGGCATTCAGGAAAGTGGACGGTAGGGCAAATCCACTGCATACACTTTAGCCGGGTTGCTGCCATTCACACAGCGTGATGGCAACATCACGGCGCAGCGGTCGCCCTGGTAGTCGGCTTCGCTGGTGAGCTGTGCCCAGGCCTCGGGGAACCCTGGCAGCACAACCATCAGCGCGGCTTGAATGCGGCCGTTGGCCACGGTGCAGTGGATTAAAAACACCCCCCCCTCGCCATGGGCCAGGAGGGGGTAGAAGCCTGGGTCCTGCACTCAGGATCAGGCGGTGCGGAAGGTGGTGGAGAAGCCCTGCAGCGGCCGGCGGATGCCGCTGGCCGAGGGGTTGCCGCTGGCATCAAGGCTTTGGTTGATGGCGCCATCGGCCACCCGCAACCGCAGGATCGTGGCGGCCGGCAGGGACGCTGTGGGGGTGATGGTGATCACGTTGTTGCTGCCGCCGCCCAGGGCCACACCGGCGGAGATTTGCACGCCAGAGCTGGCATTTTCCAATCGGAAACCGCCGCCACCTGCGGGGGGCAGCGATAGCTGGGTGAGGGCAGTGGTGCCATCGGTGGTGTAGGTGATCGTGATTGCGCTGGACACCACCACGGCCGAGGCGTTATCCAGCGGCACCACAGCCCAACGGCGGGTGCCGCTGACGCGATCGGTGCTCAGCTGGCTGCTCTGCAGCGCACCGATGCTCAGTGGCGTGCTGCCGGAGTCGTAGCGGCCAAACACCGGGCGCCCCCGCGACATGAATTCGCCGCTGATCGTGGACAGGCCTTGGCTGTCGCCGCCATCGCTATAGCCACGGAATACGCCATTGAAGCCAGCATAGTCATAAATAAAATTCCCGGTGGCGCCATTGGCGCGGCCCATTTCCTTAAGCAGCTCGATATAAACCTCAAAATCCAGATCAGAGCGAGATCGTTCAATGATCGCAAAATCTTCCGAATAATTGCCCCGAAACTCTGGGGCGGCGGCGCCGCCTGGTAGCTCGATATTGCGCATAAAGTAGCTTTCGTAGCTGGCGGAGACTTTGCCGCCGGTGGTTACCGAATCGGCCCAGCCATCTTCCCCGAACAGGCGGAATTCGTTTTCATTCGCGTCAACTTTAAACGAGAACTTAGTCATCCCCTGCATTTCGATGTAGCTGTCACCTGTCACCAAGGTGGGCAGCGTAATCATGCCGGCGGCATCCCGCACGGCGTAGTAGCGGTTGGGCAGGGTCAAGGGGATGGCCCTGATCAGGGAGCGGGAGGCCTTGTGAAAAGAGCCGCCAATTGCAAAATCAGCCATGGTGGATACCTAGGTGAGGGGGAGTGGTTGGATGGTCACCGCATCGGGCAGCTCTACGGTGAGCTGCTCGTACAGGTCGTCGGTCAAAGGCCGCGGCCGCCGCTGCGCATCCGGGTAGGCCCGGAACAGCAGCAGATCAATTGCGTCCAGGCTTTGAGATGTGTCGTAGCTGGTGAGGGTGAGCGTCCAGCGGCGCAGGGCATGGATGGTGCCCACGCCCCCCAGCGACTGGCGCACTGGCCGGCGGTTGAGGATGCACTCAATCCCCTCGATCTGCCAATCAGGAGGTGTGCGGTCTTGGCCTTTGCCCCCACCGGTGATCCAAAATGCCGGCTTGGTGTCGCCCGACGGGAGCTGGTAAAAACCCAGCTGATCGCCAAACAGCGCCAGCAGCTCAGCCCGCAACTGCAACAGGGTGGGGCCCCGTTCAATCAGCTGGTTACTGCTCATGGGCCCGGCCTCCGGCGCATGGCAAGGGCATAGCGCTTGCGCACATAGGCCTGGATTTTTTCACGCTGATAGAGCACCGGCCGGGTCCAGGGGCGGGCCGGCATGGTGCGCAGGTTGCCCCGGGCATCCGGGCGCCTGAACACCGCCCCGTCATGAACCGCAGCGGCGTATTCAGTGGCCCACTTGAATTCCACCAGGATGCGGCCATCGCTTTCCACGGTGGCTGGTTCCACCCGCAGCGATTTGGCCAGGTTGCCGGTGTCAACGATGTCCCGAGGGGATGGTTGGTTGGGCCAGGCCCATTTCTCGGCGCGAATCTCATCGGTGAATTTTTTGGCCAGGAAGGCAGCCAGACCGTTGAAGGTTTCCTCCAGCGCCTCATCCAGCTGTTGCAGTTGGATTGCCATCAGCTGCCCCCCAACAGGCGGAATGTGCCCTGCACGCGCTGCCGCAGGTGCTGCTGCAACGCGGCCGGTGCCGTTAGATCCAGCGTCAGCTCCAGCCGGCCCTGATGACCATTGATCACGGCCTCTGCCTGCGCCCCATTGCCAATCCGCGAATCGAACTGAGCTGGATTGAGCAGCTGGCCCGTCACTGAATAGGCGGTCATGTCCGCCCCGGGTTGACTGGTGTGGTTGGGGCTGCGCAGCTGCAGGGCCGCCTGATAAATCAAGCGGTCCTGGCGGGGCACCGGGTTACCCGTTTCCGGGTCGTCCACGGTGGTGAGGCCACTCACCAAAAAGGTGAGCGTGGCATTGCCCCAGGCGCCCCATGGGTTGCCGTTGGTGGTGGCGGCCAGGGTGCTGTTCATCAGAACACAAAACCAGTGGTGGGTAGCGTTTTGCGCAGCGCCTCGTACTGCTGGCCGTAGAAGGTGGCGCTGCTGCCCTCCTGGTTGTTGCCGCCGCTGATACCAGTCACCGGCTGGCCCACCATGGCTCCAATCTCCCGGTGGCGCAGATCCACCAGGTGGGCGGCGTAGTAGCCAGCCCCGGCTTCCGCAATGTCGCCCCACACAGCATCGGGGCAGATGATTGCCCCCATCTCCAGGGCATGCTCCAGCACCGGCACCGGATGAATTCCCAGCTCCGGAAAGCGCTCCAGGAAAACGGTCAGGGTGGGAGCGGCCATCAGCCCTGGCCCGCCTTGATGGCGTTGATTTTGCGCTGAATCGCCTGGCGCACGGCATGGCGCTCTTCTATGGGCTGCCAGGTCTGCAGCTGTTTCAGATCGCGGCAGACATGCACCAGCCGCAGGGCCTGTTTCTCCTCCACCCCCTTCAGGGCGGTCACGCCAGCGGCGGCGGTGTCGCCCACGCCGTTGCCCTCCAGCGGGATCACCTCCAGTGCCCGCAGGGTGTTCAGCTGTTGCACGGCCGGCAGCTCCTGGAGGCGCTGCCACAGATCGGCATCAATGCCAAAATTGAGGCCCGGCTCCAGGCTGAGCCGCTCAAATTCGCCGATCGAATTGATAACGCTGATCGCAAACGCTCCGGGCGGCACGCTGGCGGTAACGGCATCGATCACCTCAGGGGTGTAGGCAATTGCCAGGGTGCCGGTAGCCGCCGACTGGTCGGCCGGCGGGGCCGCCGCTTTGACGGCGGCGGCAGGAGTGATTGGGCTGGTCAAGGTAGCAGAGGCCATGGGCGGTTGCTGGAGTGGTGGTGGTGCGGTCGCGTCAGGGAGCAGGCACGATTAGCCCTTATCGACGTAAGTGATCGATTTGGGGTAGTAGGGAGCAAAGCCACCAGATTTTGATTCTCCATTCACGATGAAGGCAAGATTTCGGGGCTCGGGCGGCAGCAACGTGAGCGGGAGGGAAATATGAAATTCCAGCTTCGCCGGATCTCGCTTGTAGTAGATCATCCGCTTGGCCGTCAGATTACCAAAGCTCTTACCCAAATCCAATTCGTTGATTGGCTCTACATTCTTGATCGTGCCGTTGGTTTTGAGGAAAAACTCCAGCACAGTGGTGTCACTGTTACTGCTTCTGGGGGTGGTGCTTACCCTGCGCCAATCGCTAAAGGGCAGCAGCAGCGTATCTGGAGTTTCGACCATTCCGGTCAAGCTGCCCTGGTAGGTAATGCCCTCACAAAGCAGGGAGTTCATCTGGTCGGGTGTGATGCTAGGCGCATCAAACCAACCGTCAGTGGCGGTGCCCGTGACCACCAGGCGGTCCACGGCCGGGTGATTGAAAAATCCTCGCAGTCCAGTGCCGGCATAGCCAAACAGGCAGGTGCGGTGCATCCGCTCCTCATAGGCCATGCGCATTGCGTCTATGCGGCGCTGCTGAAGCGGTATTTTGCTGAATTGCGCCTTTCGCACCTCATCGGTGGTGTATTTCGTTGCGCCACCAAACTGGCGAATAGTGTTGATAACCTCGCCGCGCTTTACATCAGACATGGGCAGGTCGTCGGCAGCATCGGCCACCAGATCAAAATCGCCTACGCGGTCGAATAGGTCATACTTATAGGTTTCGGCGCCTGGATCCAATTCAAAGCTTACGGGGACGATCCGGGCGTAATGGTACTCCGGGTACTGTTTCTCAAATGAGCGGTTGAGATTCTGACGCAGTTCGTTTTCAAGAAAGATGCCGGCCGCGGCCTGGGCATCCTGTCGGGTTTGGCTGTAGCCCATTGGAGAAATAGTGCGATTGGATAAATGGGGAATGCAGTCGGTTTCTTAGTCGGCGGTGAAGGTGAGCGCTGCGGGTGTGTTGATTTCCACCATCACCACACCATTAGCGGCGGCGGCTTTGCGGATGGCCCAGCCACCAGCAGCCAACAGCAGGCTGTTGCCGGCGCTAGCCGTGACACCCCAACGGCCAATATTGGTGCCGGATTTGAAATAACGCAGGGTGGTGCCCACGGGGATGGCTTCCCACGCATCGAAATAGATCACGCCACGGGTGAGAATGTTCACGGCCCGGCCATCAGGGATGCCATCGGCATAGGCGGGCGATGAATCGGGGCCACCGCGCTCAAATGCGGCAGTGCGGGCGGAGATCCCCAGGATGGCCCCTGCCGTGGTGCGAGTAATCACCGAGTTGGGCAGCAGACCCGATCCATTGGCAGCCAGCGGCACGCCGTAGAGCAGCCGGCTGCCGGTTTCATTGTTGCCCGTGAGGGTGGTGGTGGTGGCGCTGGTGGCGATTTGGCCCGGCAAGCCACGATCGGCCTGGGCCGTGTAGCTGATTTGAGCGCCATCATCAACGGATGATGCGTTGGTGGTAAAAACAAGAGGGGACATGCGATCTCCAGTGTGGGTTTGCTAAGGGCCAATCAAGTAGCCGTCAAGTAGCGATCAGGGCACGTGATTCATCAGGGGCTGCGTTGAGGCGGCGGCGGTGGCCGCCTTGTAGGCCGCCAAGCCGTCATTGCGGTTGCCGCCGGAGCGGCGGGCCTTGCCCAACAGCAGGGCCAGGCCTGTGGAGCTGTCCAGCGGCTGGCCATCGGCCCGCTCCGTCATGGCATCGAAGGTGGCGGCCACGTATTCGTCCGATTTGCCATCCAACCGATCGGTTTCGTAGCCAACGGCATTCAGGGCCTCCAGCTGGATTTCACGGGCGCTTTTACCGGCGGAATCAATCCGCTCGCCCGTCATGGCGTGGGCCTTCTCCAGCAGCTCCACCCGTTCGCTCACCAGCGCATTGAACTGGTCGGCATCCAGCCGCTCGCCTGGCTGATCAGCGATCTCGCCCTCCAGCTCATCCAGGCGGATGGATAGAGCGTCGAGGCGTCCAAGATCGGCTTCGTGCTGGGAGATACGGGCGGCCAGGGTCGAGCGCACCCGGTCGTATTCAGCACGCGGAACGCTGTCGTTGCTGTCGCGGCGGCCGGGGGCCCGCCTGGTACGGCTTTTGGGCGCCACGGGGGGATCCATCACCTCCTCTTCCATCCCCTCCTCATCGGGGTCTTCTTCCATCTCCTCCTCCATCTCTTCCTCCATGACAGGTGGCATGGGCTTTTTGCCGTAGCCATCGCTGCGGCTGGAAAATTCAGTGCTCATGTGGTTGCCCTCCGGGGCAGATAGGGAATCAAATTGATGGCAGTCCACCGATTCGGCCCAGTCGGTGACATCGGCCGAATCCAGGTGCAGGGCCACCCGGCGGCCATCGGTGGGTGCACCGGCGTCGTTGGAGCGCCCCCGGCGCGTCACCGCCAAGTGGTTGCCGGAGATGCGGCGTTGCACCGCGTCGTAGCGGGTGCCGTCTGGGGCGACGCCAGGGGTGCGGTCGATTTCCACCCGGTAGCCCACCGAGAGCTCCGTTGCATCGCCCCGCTCCACCGCCTCAATCAACTCCCGATCGGTGATCGTGACGACACCGCTGGTGAACCCGTTGTCGTAGGTGACGTGAGTGCCGGTGGAGCCCCGCTGATATTCGCGGGCATTGTCCGGTGTCAACAGGGTGGGCGGATGCTCATGCGTGACCGGCAACCCTCCCAGCGAAAGGATGCTGTCGCGATGCGCAACCTCGCTTTCGGGGCGGTACTCAACCACCGTGCTGCCGTCCTGCCGGCGGTAGGTCTGGCAGCCAGTGCGCGAGAAATTGCCGCGGGCCTGCAGAAAGCCCTCTGGAGTTTTGCTCCAGTTCGGGCCGATTGCGCCCCGATCAAATCTCAGCTCATAGGCCACAGGCACGCTGATCTCTGTGGCCAGGCTGAGGCAATCCGCCCATCCTGGGGTGAATTATTCCGCCATGGAATGCAATCAGCCATCGCCCCTGCTTTTTACGTGCGCGGAGTGCTCGGGGGCCGCATGCGCAACCTGCGCCACCAGCGCAACCTCACCCAGGCCCAGCTGGCGGAAGCAATCGGCTGCCAGCAACCATGGATCGCAAAACTGGAGCTGGGCCAAGCTGCAGCCGCCCCGGAGCAGCTGCGGGCCATCTGCCAGGTGTTGGGGGTTAGCGCCGACCTGTTGCTGATGCTCTAGCCAGGGGCCGGGCCAGACCATTTTCCTGGCGCCAGGAAAATGGTCTGGTGGTCCTGCAGGGCAAGGGCGACTATCTGGAAATTCCAAGCAGTTGCCCTTGCCAGATCGTTACGGGCGTGTTACCATTCATGCACCGGGGCCGAGGGGCCCCACCACCAACACGGAAAATGACTGCATCAACGGCTACTGCCGTACTAGCAACTATCCCTGCTGCCGGCAGAGCCAAGCGCACCACAGTTGGCGGAGCTGAAAAGCAATTACGCAGCCTGGAGCAGCAGACAAATAATTTTGACATTAAACAACTGGCGTATGGAGTGCTTTACTCTGACGCAACAGGGCGGACTTCTGGCACTATTTCGATGGCAATTCGTCGCGCTACACCGTGGCAAGCAGCTCAGTTAGTGGCAGCCATGATGCGAGATGGGCTGACCATGACTTCCGAAGTGCCGGCTTGGATGAACAGCAAAGCCCTGGCCGTCCTAGCTAGCTGACCCCATCACGGCCCGCCGGGAGCCTATCCCGGCAACCTGTAAACCATTTTTCATCACTCACAAACCAGCCATGTCTACTGATCCCTGCTCCCTCTACCACGGATTCAAGCGCATTAACGAGCGCGGCTGTAATGTCAAAGTTAACGGCTCCCTGTATAACGTTGACAATCCAGACGAGTTCTTTGTTGCCGTCTGGTCGATATTCAAGCTGCCAAATCTCCTGGATCGTGCGGCCTATCTAGCAGCCTGTGCAGAGCTAGGCGTGACGCCTCTAGAGGATCATCAAACTACTCAGTATGTAATCGGAAACTACGACCTGGGCACTTATTTCGCAACTGCCGAGTCTCGCCGACAGCGTGGGATCCCCAACACGCTGCACCAGCGCCGTGGATTTGTTTTCAAAGCCGAGCAACGTGATGCTGCAGCTGCTCAAATCCCGGTCGCAGCTGTGCCGCGCATGAGCGGCGAGCTGTGGGAAGCGTGCACGGGCTGCGGTGCGCAGCCCGTGCACATGCCTCTGCATTTGTGCCGGGGATGCTGGCCCAATGCCTGACACCACCACGGCCCGACGGGAGGCTATTCCGGCAACCCATCCATTCTGCGAATTTATCCATGGTCAACCAACTGCCAAAAGACGACCGGGGCGCCTGGATTCAGTGTTATCCAAGCTTTGTTCAAGTCACACTGGTAGGTGGTCCACTTGATGGCGAGGTTTGCGGTGGTGTTGACCCTTACACTGAGTCTATCGTAGTCCCCTTTCGCCACACAAGTGGCCAAGGCCACTATTTATACAAGAGAAATTACGGCTACCCACCTCCACCCAGCTACCCATTCCAGTATGCTGGAATCGCAGACAGCATATAGACAGCATACCGCCCAAAAGACCTTAACACGCCCTGCGGACTGACCCATGCCTGACACCACCGCCACGCCCTACACTGGCCCTGGGGTCGGGTTGACCCATCTTCCGCAAGGGGGGCGCCGTGGCCGATTTTTGTTGGGGTCGGTCTGAAACGGTCCTAAAGCCCGGCTCCACCAATTGCAAGGCCGCGGCCTCAGCTTTACCGCTGGGGCCGTTGCCATTTGGTGGATGCTGTGGCCGTCTTGGTGGCGGGCTTGGCTGCAGGGGGCACGGGCTGCATACCGCAATCCTGCATCCGGGCCCGGAACGCCTCGCGGGCGGCGGCATCGCTGGGAGTGGTGGCCGGGATCGGGCGAGCGGTGCGGCGGATTTCCATGGCGCCTGAAGTTGTAAGGCTGGCTTGCAAGTTGCCACGCTAGGCCCCCTGCCGCTTGTGTCAATCGAGCTCCACGTAGATGGTGGCCCCCTGGCGCCGCACGCGCCGCACGGTCTGCGCTGTGCCCCGAGGCAGGATCGATTCCCGCTCTTTGCGGTAGCCGGAGATGGCACTGATGCCGGTGATGGCCTGGCTGCGGCTCACCAACACGATCGCTGGGGCGGGGCCATTGGCCTCCGCATAGATGGCCGCCACTCGCCGGTCGTCGGAATAGGAGCCGTAACCCTGATCCGCAAATTTCTCACCAGGCCTGGCCTTGAGCAATTGCTGGTACAGGCGTTCCATCTGTGGATCCTTCACGGCCAGGCCCCGATAAAACTGTGCCCCCTCTATGTTCTTGGGCAATTTTTGCAATGCGGCATCAAAATCTGCTGCCATGGCGGCGGTGGCCTTTTTTTGGCGGCAGCTGGCCGGCTGTCGCAGGCAGCGGTTTAGCGCTGATGCCGCCCGAGGCCCTCTGGTGATGGCGCTGTAATCGAAAACCGCTTGGCGTTCTGCCGCGGCCAGGTTGGTGGCCTGCTGCAGCTGATCCCGCTGCTGGCGCTGTTGGGCGGTGGGCAGCGGGAAGGCCTGCTTAATCTCCGCCGCCGTGATCGCCGCCACTGGAGTGCGCTGGGGGGCCCTCGCCTGGCGGCTGCTTCGCAGCTCGGTTGCGTGCTGGCTGCGCCGCTGTTGCAGGTTGGCCGCCATGGCCACCGCAGCCGCCTGCCCGGGCACACCTAACCCTCTGGGTGCCACCTCGCCCCGGGCCAGCTGCTGCAGCCGCTTGAGCCGCTCCTTGCTGATCGAGCTGCCAGGCCTGGCCCTGCACTCCTTCTGAAGGCTGATGCAGCTGTTGCCGCAGCTGTAACCGGTCTGGCAGCGCTTTCTGGCCGCATCGATACGGGCCCCAAGGGCGGCAAACCGGGCATTGAGGTCAGTGCTCACCGCCATGAATCAGCCCTTGGGCAGTTGCCGGCGGCGGCGGGCTTCACTGCTGAGCCGGTCTGGCACTTCCGACGCAGAGCGTCGATCCGGGCTTCCAGGGAGTCGGCCCAGGGCTGCTTGCGCAGGCCTACGGCCTCCAGCCCCGCCGGCACGGCATCGACCCGGTGATTGGCGGCTGCGGCCTGGCGTGCCTCCTGGATCAGCCGCTGAATCCGCTCTTCCCGGCTGTCGGTGCGGCGCGTCATGCCGGCAAAAGTGTTGGTGCCAACGGCTTCCATCAGCTCATCGAAGGCCGGCGCCATCTTCGCGATCTGCTCCTTGGTGGGCCACAGGGGGCTCTCACCGCCGATGCCCGAGAGGTAGGTGTTTTCCTGCCCCTTGCTCCTCAACTTGTGCTGCACGTACCGCTCGAAGGTCCTGGCGAACACCTCACGGCCTGATGTCCAATATTTCCACTGACCGGTCGTTGGCTTGATGCCATGACCGTAGAGGCCATCTTCCAGGGTCCGGGGGTAGTCGCTGTCCTCATAGATGGCCTTGCGCACACCAGCCATGGCTTTCCAGACAGGATCGTTTTCTTGGCTGCTGGTGATGCCTCTGGTGCTATCCCAGAACTTGTCGCTTGTTTGCTCGCTGAGGTAAATGTCGCCGGTCTTTGCAAACGATTGCCCTCGTGGAGTCCGCGCCCCTATGTAGTCGTCGAGCGCGTGTCCCCATTCATGGGCCAAGGTGCCGACGCCGTTCTTGCGGGTGATGTTGATCACCTTTGTGCCCGGTTCGTAGTGGGCTGAGGCCCGTCCCTTGCCCCTGGCTCCAAAGGCCAGGCCCAGCTGACCGTCCAGGGAGATGGCCCGATCGGGAAGGCCGGTCACGTCCGCCAGGTCCACCAGGGCCTCTGCGGTCTTGCGCAAGTGGTGGGCCCGCTCATCGTCAGTAACGCTGTTGCCAAACTGCAGGCCCCTCATCCCCATGCGATTGGCCAGCACCGCCGTGGATCCGGCCGGCGTGTCATCCACACCCAGGGCGCGGCCGCCGGTGCGTTTTGCCCGCTTCACGTAGAGGTCCGCAGGGTTGATGGTCACCCCGCCACGCTGCACCCCGGTGACCTTGTCGATCGACGCGCCACCCACAACCTCCTCCGTGGCGTTGCGCATCACATCGGCCAGCTCGGCAAGGCTCTTCCCGCCGTTGGCCTTTCTGAGGCGGAGGCCAAGGGTGTTGATCTGCCCAGTGATGGACGACTTGGCGTAGCCACCTTGGCTCGCCTTCTTTGTGAGGTCCACCAGGGAGTTGGCCAGAGGGTTGAAGTTATCAGCGGTGCCCTGGGATTGATCGCCCCTGATGGCCCTAATCCGATCGACGGTCGCCCTGGCAATTTCCGAAAGCATGTTGCGGGGATTTGCGTCGTCCCGGCGCTTGTCGATGATGCCCTTCACCTGCTGCAGGTGGTCGTAATAGAGCTTGCGCATCTCGGCCGGCGTCTTTTTGCCGCCGATCTGGGACCGGTTGTAGGCCGAGAAGGCTTTGTCTGTGTAGGGCTGCGCAGGGAAGGCCTTCAGCGCCAAGTGGCCGGCCAGGCGGGTGAGGTAGTTGGCGTTGGTGATGCCTTCCGTTAGATCAAGGGGTTCCGCCTTCAGGAGCTTGTCCCGGGTCACCAGGGCCTCGGCCGTCCCCTCTGCTTCTGCTTCTGCCAGGGTTCGCCAGGCGTTGCGCTTGTGGCGGGCGGAGCCCTTCAAATCCTCTCCGACGTTGCCCACGGCCGAGGCTCGGGCAAACTCATAGTCAGGGTCGCCTGCTTTGGCGGCCCGATCGGCCTCTCCCCTGGGCGTGCCGGCCGGGGCCATGCCGGTGCTGGTGTTGGAGGGGGGCGTAGCTGCCTTGGCTGCTGCGGCCGCGGCCGCCTGGGCCTTCTCAGCCGCCGCCTGTTGGCG